ATGACAGATTGGAAACTTAGTGTGGGTAATCAGTCCACACTGAAAGAATCCTTCAATAATGTATCTTCAATCTACAAACATTCTAACACTTCTAGTAGAAAAAATTCAACAATTTATTCATCAACAAATAACGTTTCTTGATTACTCATAATACTGAGTTTAACAAAGTATTATGGTAAAATTAAAGATAGGCAAATTTTACGGGACTTAATCAATCCACTATTTTGCCGGAAGGAGGAATCCTTCAATGGTAATATCTTCAATCATTCTGCATCTTACGCTTACCATCTCTACTAAAGATTTGGTAACCGTATTATTAGGATTAACCAAGTTTGCCTTACTTATTCGGAAAGCTAACAAAAAAGCGTAAAGCAGAATAAACTTGGAAGCACAGGCTAGTGTGGGCAAGCACACCAACTAGTCTGTGTTTTATTATATCATAATATAAAACGCAGATTGCGTGTCACTTCTAGAAAGCTCACTTATTTGATAAGTAGCTTGTTACCAGGATAAATCGTTGAATAGATACTCTTACCGTTTTGCGCTGCCAACGTGTAGACGCTTAAACCGTTGCGTTGAGTGATCACCCACCATGAGTTACCTGAAACGACCGTGTAATACGTGTGAGAAGCATCCGTTTTAACGTATTCCAGTGAATTATTGGCTGGGCCTGTTGCTAGACAACCATAACCCATTAAATCGTGGCTGACGTACCCACCCGGAGTAGTATACGGTGGTTAGGCACCAACATAGCAACGTTTTGTTTCACGACGTGCACCAAATGTGCACCAAAATTCCTAGGCGGGTAATACATAAAAAAATTCCCCACGCCGAAGCGCAGGGGAATTAATCAAGTTATAACTATCATCTAGAAACTACACTAGAGACAATTAATATTATACTTATTACTTGCTATTCTGTAAAGTCTTGTAGTTATCTAATTAGCTATATTGACAGCTAATAATGCTAAATCTAAACTCTCACTAACAAAATATACAGGCAAGCAACACAAAAAAATCTTCCACCCATCAAGCAGAAGATTATCCTCATCACTTCCGGCACCACTAACCGACAATCTTGGAGGGATTTGAAAGCTGTGATACTAATAACAGGACAAGGGACATAATAATACTTGTCGGTTTATATCACAATACCGAAAGTAATCTATAGAAAAATATTAATAAGTCCTTGTTATATTAATCAGGTTTAATGTATAATAACTGTGTTCTTTATTATCTTAGGAGAAACAGAACACCCATTTTATTTATTTAAACATTGGGCCAGTCTTGACTGGCTCTTTTTTATATATTTTGTTAACAAAAAATCCCCCACGCCGAAGCATGGGGGACTAGAACAGTTCACGATTATTATACTACTTTTTCTCCTGATTGTGAGGCGGATTCTGACGTCGTTTCAGTGTTAGATGATGCAGAACTATTCACTGCAGCGACTGTGGACGTTGGTGCTTGTAATTCGTCAGCGGTCTGATTAGTGGTCGCTTCAATCTGGCTTTCCTCGTCACTTTTAACTGTTGGTACTGTCACTGTTTGAACGTCAGTAATAACGCCCAGCATACCAAGGATCGTTAATACAGTATTAATAACGGCGACAATGGCTGACCAGTCACCAGTAAACTTAATGCCAAACATGGCAAAGATTTGTTGAATCAAAACGATCAGTAACGAAATAATCCCAGCAATCAACTTACCATTTAAACTTCCGTCGGCATTCTTAAAACTAATTTTTTTCATTTCCTTTGGCTTCCTTTTCATATAGATGTTTAAATTCAATGTCATGACCATCTAACCGGCCTTCTACCTTAATGACCCGATTTTCAATCGCGTTCATTGCGTCAGCGTTTTGCTGTCGTACTTTTAAGCTTTCATTGGTAAATCGGCTAAGCCGCTTTCCTAAATCGTTAAGTGGGATGCGGACCGTTTTATTTAAAATCCAGTTAGCTAACACACAAACACTAGTGACAATGGCAACAATGGATCCCCATTCATCCCAACCTAATCCTAATAGTGTATGCAATTACCGCACCACCAATCGCTGACCAGGATAGATAGTGGTGTAAATCGTCTTGCCGTTCTGACTAGCTAATGTAGTTATACTTAGGCCGTTGCGCTGAGCGATTGACCACCAGCTGTCGCCAGACTTGACTGTGTAATACGTATGAGTTGCACCACTCTTTACGTATTCCAGCGTATTGCTTGCCGGGCCGGTTGCTAGATAACCATAACCATTAAATCGTGGCTGACGTACCCAGCGATAACCATTCTGAATGATAGCTTGGTCAGTTTTGACCGTAGTCCCAGCTGGCAAGATAGCAATCACACTTGATGCCGTTGACGTGCCAGTGCGCAGCTTAACCGCCGTCTTGAGCGTATAGTTTTTTGACTCCTTGACCCACTTGACCGAATTAGATGGCTTGGAAGTGTTTTTGTTGGCCTCCTGGTTGTTATCATTAACGGCATCTGGATCGGTTGGCTTGACAGTTGATTTCTGACCAGCTGTGTAGTAATCAGTATAAAGTTGACTGACGTCAAAGCCACCGTAGCTAATCCGGAAACGAGCTGCCCCGGACCATTGCCAGGCATTGTTATTCGTATACCACTTCTGACCAGACATGACATAGGGGTAACCAGCAACCCAACCTGTTTTGCCCTTGATGGTCATCTTGTTGTTAGCCCATGATCCAGACGTATAAATGTCGGCCCGATAACCAAACTTCTGAATCTCTTTCATGAAGGCAGCATTGTTGCGGTCGTTGGCCGCTTGTGACAAGATTCCTTGTTCCTCAGCCGATTCTACGTCCGTTGCCAATACTGCGCCCACTGGTAGTCTGGCCGCTTTGGCTGCCTGACCAGCAAAGTCAGCTTCGGCAATTGCTTGAGCCTTAGTTTTATAATGGGCAAAGTGATAGCCGTTGACGTATAAGCCAGCTGCTTGACCATTAGCGATATTGCTAGCAGCATAGCCATCTTTGAAGGTTGTACCTTCACTAATCTTTACGGTAAGGGCCTTAACACCAAATTCATTACGCATCGAAACATACTCTGTCGTTGACATGTAGCCGTTGTTATTAGACACATCGACCATATCCATACGAGCAGCCTGACTGGTAACGTTGATCATTAAAAAGGCCATAAAAATGGCGCCCATCATTAAGATGAGTGCCTTTAATTTACGTTTATTCAATTGTCTACCTCCTATTTGTCATTCCTGATTGAACGGTCAAAAGCATCCTAAAATACACTGGCCTAGTCGTTTTAACTTATTAATTTTCAATTCACCATCTCTTCAAAGTTCATCTTTCACTTAATATTTATGATGTTGGCAATTCATTCTTAAGAATGGATTGCAGCACGCTCTGCGCCTCCGACATTGTAACATCGTCTAACTTCTTATCTGAAAAATCTGATTCAGTGGCAGTAACATTCGCATTCACATATGTGCCAGTTTCAGACTGATTAAATTGAGTGGATACAGATGAAATCCTGCCAGCAGTAAAACTCCACCCACCATTAACTGCAATTAGAGAGTCAATTATTGATGGAATCTTATTCATCGCACGTTTGGATAATTCTTTTTTTGTTAGATCATCGAAAGTTTCATCTTTAGCTAAGTCTGTCGGATAAATAGTGACATTTGCCGTAATAGTTACTCGACCTTCTACTTCGCCACGAAGACCTGCAATTACAGAACTCGTATTTCCAGTTCCATCGATATTATAAGAGATGCTAGTGTTTAATAGTTCCATTTTTATTCCCCTTTTCCATATGCTTTATCAAACTGATCGAATACCAATGCGTATACTAAAGCTGTTTGCCCTTCCAGCTCGTATGGATAGTCCTCAAGTGCATGAAATAAAGCTTTCATTCGTGCAGAATATGAGCTGATTTCAATACTTACTGGTTCGTTCACTAATTGGTCAAACTCTTTTTGAGCTTCGTCCATGGTGTAGTCGTCTTTCAGAATTAGGGTCTTTTTGTCTTTCTTATAAACAAAATCCCCATCTTTATCTGTTTTAAAGAAAGTCTTTTGAGTTGCTAATTGGTCAGCATTAAATTGCTTGTTTAGTTCTTCAAGATGATTAATCAACCAGGTGCGCCCAAGCGAAGCTCGACCTTTAAGCCTGAATTCTGACAAAGTGTTTCCAATGGCTACCAGTTGTCCGTTTGTGAATGTTAATACTTCTTTTCTTGCTGTCATAATTGACTATACCTCTTTCATTTCTTTGACTTCAGTTTCTAATTCAGTTATACGATCCCGATAGTTACGGATCAATGGAATAAGAGCTAATGCGACCCGGTCATATTGGATACCCCGGACGCTCCCTTTATCATCGTATTCAACCAGTTCATTCAGGCCAGCATCATCCAGATCGTCAGCAATCATTCCAAAGTAAGTTTCTGGAGTTTTAGCATCAGGGTCAAGGGTCTTGGTTAATACCTCTTCCTTGTCTTTCCAATGTGCAACTGGAACTTCTAGAAGTTTATCACCTAGCTGGGTTTCAAATGTTCGAACAATATCGGTCTTGTACTTAGCAGCGGAATTCGATGGAACTAATGCCCCATCGGGGGCCAAATATGCGTTCGCACCATGAGATGTTGAATGAGGAGAGTTTAGATAAATGTAATCGGCCATCACAGTGATGTTCTTACCATGTAGACCCGTCCCTGCATGACCAGGATCACCAACTCTTATAAATGGCGAATAGCTAATGTAGCCATTATTATATTCTCTACCCCCAGATATAATCACACCCCGTTCGGCACCGCCGATCTTGGTTACTTGCCATCCGGAGGTCGAGTGCCCTCCAGAAATGCCTGCGAACTTTTCTTCTCCCAGTGGCGAAGAAAAGATACTTCCATCGTTAGCTCCGTTAGTGACCACAAAATAGTCACGTCCCCAGAAAGTTGCACCACCCCAAGATGCCCCTGCCTGAGCATTACTGATACGAACATACGGGCTAGTTTGACGGTCGAAAAATTGCGGTTGGATCATTTGGATTTCCCCACCAGATATGAGTATACGGTTATCCTTGTCAGCGACTGACATATACTTGCTGTTAATGTTAATATCAATCGCATTATCAGACGAATGGATACGTCCTTTCTGGAACTCGACATTACCAGTATTCAGATTAATCGATAAGTTACTACCGTTAATCGTACCAGTTGTGATATTATTTGCATTCAAATGGATTACTTGTATTATATCAGCATTGATAGTACCGGCAGTGAGTTTATCGGCGCTTAGGTTCTCAATCATAGAGTTCTTAATGATTGCATTATCAATGTAGGTATCCGCCGTAATATGCAGTTTAGTACCGTATATCTTGGTTCCTTCAGGGGAAATATTAATTGCGTTAATAACCCCATTCTTTTCAACACGAAGATTAATCCGGTCATTAGTTTGAAGTATAGCAGAATATGCATGCTCAAGTTCTGCATTACTTACATTATCAGGAACATAGGCTGCAGCAGTAGCTCCTTGATTGAGCATTGGGCATATCATAGCAACATGGCCACCACCATGAACACGAAACGAAAGACAAACGGTTTCAGTTCCAGCCGGAGGAACCACATTTTCAACTTTCCTTAGTTCCAGTCCACGGGTGTTTTTCTGCGATTCCTTATATCCAATACGATTACCCTTAGTGTCGTAAAATTCAACAATAAGTATCGCATTATGGCCAATGGTATCAACATTTACATAAGCACTAGCCGACCAAGGGGTTGAGATATCTTGTCCAATAACAATCTTTCTTGAGAACAAATTGTACCAAGTATTGGTATCCATCGTTACTGGTTTATTAATGCAAATGCCTTGATACCCATTAACCCACGACCAAGCAAAATCCGACTTATACCAAATGTCAGTCGTCCCACCGGTCCAAGACTGTCCATTCAGATAGTCGTACTGGAATTGTGAGTTAGTTACAAAATTTCTGGTTCCAAAGGTATCAACTTTTCCTACAACGGAAGTTATCTGGTTATTCAATTGGGTTACCTTGGACTGGTATACGTCATTATCCACTTTTCCACGAACTGTTGTTTGAATGGAATCAATAGTTTGAGAAATGCTAGAAACTGCTGTGACTGTTGCATTATCCAACGGACTTGTGGAATAATCGGTCATAATTGACCCTCGTTCAAGTTTAGGACCAGCAACAATTAGCTTATTAGTATTGTCAGTAGTCCGCTCAAGTCGAGGGCACACATATCCATCGGCAGTAACTACAAACGTAATGAATACTCTCTGCCAAGTACCGTTTAGACTAACGTTTTTAGCACCAATATCAGTATTAATGCTAACCACATTATCAATTCCTCGACAATATAAATTGGATTTACCAGTCCCGCTTTCGTACTTAGCATAAATTGAGAAAGTGTACGTTTCTCCTTTTTTGACAGCCCAGGTCTGAGACAATCCGTCCCAATCTTTGGCGGTGGAAACTGCAGTCATCCCGTTATAAATTTCACCAGTTTTTGTCCAAGAACTATATCGGTTCCATATTCCATTAGGATTGTCAAAGTCACGAGTATCCCGGTATAAGTTGGTTCCCACAGCACTATCCGTCACCTGCTGCTGAACATTTATCAAAGTGCTGCTGAAAGATTTAGCCGTTGCCTGAAGTTGACTAATATCGTGCTTATTAGTGCTATTGTCTGTGTTCAAAGAATCAAAGCTAGCAGATAAAGACTTAGTAGATGCCTGGAGCGTACCAATATCAGTAGTATGCTTGCCTATGGTATCATTGACAGTCTGAAACTGAGCTTTAAATCCACTGGAATCAGCTTGAAGGGCATTAATACTGGTTGTGTGCCCATCAACGGTACTCTTGACGCTTGAAATAGTTCCATTAATCCCATTAGCACTAATATTAATCTGATTTTGCGCCCAAGTTTCAGTAGCATAACCGTTAAGGTCTTTCTTCTCAATCTTCTTGGAAATATCAGCTTTCATACCGTCAACAGTTTGCGAAAGCTTGGATACAGCGGTAACCGTAGCATTGTCAGCTGGATTAGGACACCAATCAGTAGCTAGACTGCCCTTTTCTAATTTAAGATGACTTGCAGTTCCGATTCCAGAGCCTGAAAGTTGAACATATCCATTAGCATATCCAATTTCTGTTATGTTTTTCGGTACTACAAATGTTTTTGACAGCCTTCCTGAACCTGAATCATTATTAGGATAGTACCATGTGCCAAAATAGTTTGTGGTATCCGCAACTATTTTAATTTCAAACCCTAGACGGTTATTATAACTCCCAGCAACGAATCCTGAATATTCATAGTCGACTGATACAGTTACAGTTTGCCCTTCTAGTCCTTTAAATAAGGTTAGCAGATCATCAGTAGTTTCGTTTGAAAGGTAACCATTGACATATGATTTTCCTGTATTTGTAACTGTATGATCACCAGTACCTTTCAACAGATTAGTCCCAACTGCGCTATTTTGAACCTGCGTTTGAACAGTTTCTAAAGTGCTGCTAACTTCAGTAGCAGTCTGTTTAAGTTGACTAATATCATTCTTATTAGTCGTATTGTCACTTGTTAACGTATTGAATCCGGTAGTTAGTTCTTTTGACGTGGCTTGCAAGGTACCAATGTCAGTAGTCTGCTTACCGAGAGTATTGTTAACTGTTGTAAACTGACTCTTAAAAGAACTTGAGTCAGCCTTGAGGTCATTGATACTGGTTGTCTGACCATCGACAGTACTCTTGATACTGGACATGGTTCCGTTAATTCCATCAGCAGTCATTTTAATCTGATTTTGAGTCCAGGTCTGGGTGGCATATCCGTTGAGATCAGTCTTAGTCAGTTTGGCAGCTAGGCCATTCTGTAACTCAGCAATGGTCATAGTTGAACCATCAGTTAAAGTTTTATAACTCTGACTAACTGCTCCAGCAATTTGCTTAGCATCTTTAGAGTCAGCGGCAGCAGAAGAAGCCTGTTTTACTGCAGCACTAGCGTCACTTTGGGCACCAAGTGCACTAGCTAAGGCACTATCTGCCTTTTGGTCAACTTTTCCGAATTCCGAGGCTGTAGAGTTTGCTGTGGCAACTGCAGCACTAGCGTCACTTTGAGCACTTACAGCTTTGTCTAGTGCTTGATTAGCTAATGCATTTGTATCATCGTACTTGGCCGCAAGCTGGTCAGCTTTATCACTGGCCGCTTTAGCTGCATCTGTACTAGCCTTAGCTTCCAGTTCCACTTGGTCAACTTTTGCTTTCACTTCTTCCCCAGTAGCGTCCGACACAGTAAGTACCCATTTACCAGTTCCATCTGCCTGACGCTCGTAAGTCCACAATTCAACTTTATTACCGTTCTGCTTGTACCAGATATCGTTAAATTTAGCTCCGTATGGCGGTTCAGTTGTATCTGTACCATAGATATAGTTACCCGAAGCACCTTGCCGTCCACCTAAGTCAGCAACATATTGTGATAGCTCGCCTCGCCAAGCATAGCTACTACTAGAGGTTGAGGTCTGATCTGCTTTAGAAACAGCAGACAAACTGCCATCAAACGTCATAGTATAACCATTATTAGGCACGTTGAACTTGTTTCCTTTAGTATCCTGTAGTGTTAGCCAATCGCCAGCTTCTATTGCAGGATTGCCAAACCAATTCAAACTGAAAGGGTAGAAGGTCAAGCTTTGTAACTGTTGCCATATTGATGCTAAACGATCCATTGTCATCAAATTGTTGGTGAGTTTAATCTGTGATCCTGACGTTGCCCCTACTTGAAGCGTGTTTGTAGTTTCGGTACTCTGACCTGTTGAATCCGTAGTAGTCGTTGTGACCTCACACTGAATACCGCCAATTTTGTATGGTGCTTCATTTTTTGTTAAGCCACCTTGTTCATATTGGCTCGGATCTAATGTATAATCTGGCTCTGTAATCGTGCGAATTGTTAATTTGCCGTCCCTATCAAACGTTGCAAATCCAGCATAAAATTGAGCAATCATGCCAATTGCATTTCGATACGTTTGACCGGTAATAGCACTCGGTAAGTTAACTTGTACAGGCAAACGACTAATGTCAGTTGTATTGAGTAACACGCCAGCCAAATTTGCAATTTCTGCAATCACACTGGTCATTTTAGCAGGGTAAGTTAACTTAGAAGTGTAGGTACCCTCCAGTAGACACATCTGGTCATATGCCTTAATTGTTGTCTCATCGTTGTTTCGGTCCATTTGAATGTCATCTGATACGATAAAAAGACCAAGCGAGCTATACTCATAGCCATTAGATGTTTTTATACCAATCTTAGGCCATACCGTCATGCCGGGTTTAAGTCCTTCAATTAAGTGCGAAAACTTAATTGTCACGCTGTTTTCATAATTCGAGCCAATACCAAACGTATCTCCAGTATAGCCACCTGCGTCATATGAAATGGATGCAATATCTGTCGTTTTATAGTCAATCTTGTTAATTGTGACAACTGCATCCAACGTCCGTTCAGTTGCCTTCCATGCAGCGAGGGCTAAATCAGATTGCTTAATCATTAATTTTCACCCGCCTACTGTTCAATGAAATCCATTGAAACATTCTGCCAAATATAATCTGATGTCACTGGATTAAGTGTATAAATCGGTGCAGTCCGATCACCAACATAAAATGTCTTGGTCACTACTGCACCTTCTTGTGGGTCTAAATAACTGCAAGAAAAAAACTGTCCAGAGACAGCTTTTAGTATTGTGCTATTCTCGGCCAGTGTTAGCGGCCCCCATTTTACTGTTAACTTGCGTTTGATTGCGACACGGTCTCGATGCAAAAGTCCATTCGCGTCACGCGATGCTTTGGCATCGATATCTTGAATTGCAACTTCTAGGGACTGTGGTGCTTTAACCACTGTCCCACCAATCTTCAGTGAATATGTCAATCGTAATCATCTCCTATAGTCTCAACATGTTTTTACCATTCTTCTGATTTACCGCGTTAATGCCTTTAATAGCAGCATTACCGAACTTCTCATCACCAACTTGCAACGTCAAGTTCACATTGATCGGTTGATTGTTCATGCTGCCGCCAACGTTTGTCATTTGTAAGCCCTGTACAATCGCGTTAACGATGCTTGTTCCAAGCTCGTTAATGCCACCACTATTCATACTCTGTGTACTTGTATTACTTGGCTGACTAGCCAGACTGCTCATATCCATCGACTGAGTTAAAGCTGCGGGCATTTGTAATCCATCACTGAACGTTTGTCCCATGAAGCTTAGTGCCTGCTTAATCAATTGCATTGACCGTGGAATGTTAGTTAAAGGTAAAACCATTTCCGGCTTATTCTGTTCAGCCACTTCGATCATTTGATGAGTATCAACAAGACCACCGTTAGCAAAACGGCGGTGCCCAATCGGTCCACTGTGCAACCAATCAAATTTAGGCGTGCCCCAAATGACTGTATGACCGGCAGCATTGTAATAGTCTGAGTTATTCAGATAAGCCAATACTTGGTCAAATGATGATCTGAAATTATGATGTCCAGGAAAAGCAAATGCATCAAAGGTTGACTTGACATACTGTAGTGGTCCACCTGCAGGATTACCAGCTAGCGAGTTCACATCAGTAATTGTCTGCATAATATTTCGATTCCCGGTCTCTGACTTAGCCACTTCAATGATATCGTGTTGCATCTTTGACCACCGCGATTTAGGAACTTTAGTCATCTCGAGTGCGCGACTAATCATTGAATGAGTGATTGCACCACCATTTGGTCCTTCGCTCTCGCCGTATTCTTTGAGAATCTTACCGACCCAACTTTTAGCACTATCAACACTAAAATCCACCATACTTTTAGCAACATCTAGCGGATAGCCACCTAAGCCGGTAAATTTAACAAACTTGTTCATAGCAGCTTTCAATACTTTTTCAGGGTGCGTGACATCGTCCCAGATATCACTTGCCGTATCTTTCACACCATCGGCAAAACTGCCTACACTGTCCCCTATACCACTGAACAAATCACCAAAATTCGGCATGCTAAAGTTGAAACTTGGCAAATTGAAGTTACCAATACTTGAAAAGTCAAAATCAAAGTCTCCAATACCACCGGCATAGTGTGGCACCATTGCTGTTACTTTACGAGCCGTTTGTGCCGCATTGAGAATTTGAGTACCTCTCGGAAGATTGACCATCATATTGCGAACGGCTGGGAAAAGACCTGTTCGTCCATTTGGTAACTTGTATGCTTCACGATACTTATCACCAACCTGATCATTAACGATTGCTGGACCACCTTTATGGCGACCACCAGTTGCAAATGAAGGAACACTCCAGTGGCTCAATGACTTTGCTTTGCTGGAGGCACCTACGTGATTGAGAATCCATTTAATGCCATCGATAACGCCATTAACGGCTTTTCCAATCGTACCAATAATTGCATTAGCAACATCCGCAGAACCCTTTTTTACAGACTTCCAACCAGATGAAAGACCGCCACCAATTTTACCGCCTAAACCACCGGCCCATTTTGCAATTGTTTTACCCGTGCCAGTTCTAAACGAGGCAACCCAATTACCTAACTGAGTACCGGCTCTTAACGCAGCCGTCCTAGAACTCCCCATTCCAGAACTAGTCTTCGAGCCTAAACTTCCAGCCCAACTAGAGACAGTCTTACTTGCGCCAGTTCTAAAGTTATTAACCCATGAACCTAACTTACTACCCGCATTCTTGGCTAATCGTTTGCCATCTTCGACTTTAGTATTAACATTACTACCGATATTTGATGCCCATTTTCGAATACCGACGATTGCACCTTTAGATTTGCTCGTAAACTCAGACGTCCAGTTACCAATCTTTTTACCCGCTTCTTGAGCGGCCTTTTTACCATCAGAAACTTTCTTATGAACACCGCTGCCAATATTCGACGCCCAAGTATTAACGGTTCTTTTAGCGCCGCCAACAAAGCCAGTAGTCCAATTACCAATGTTCTTTCCTGCTTGTTGAAAATCCTTCTTGGCATTTGTTATATGAGTTCCAACTTTTTTACCAACACTCTTAGCCCAATCGGAGGCTTTACCCGGTAATTTCGATGCCCATTTAAGAATATTCTTACCTGTTTTTGTATCTTTAAGGAACCAGGAAGCAATCGTGCCAACCGGATTAATAATAAAACCAATTATTTTAGTCCAATTTTTAGAAATCCAATCGATTGAATCACCAAACCATTTGGTTATATTCTTCCAAACAGAATTACAAAAATCTCTAAATTTCTTATTATGTTTGTATAGCGCGACGAATCCAGCAACTAATGCAGCGATAGCCAATACCACTAATGCTACTGGATTCGCGTCCATAACTACATTCAATGCAGCTTGACCAACAGCAGCCAGTTTAGACCACACAGACCAACTCTTGAGCGCCTTCCAACCATCTGCTAATGCAGTAGCATAATCTGACCACTTCATTTTTGCAAGCGACCATAATGTCTTCACGCTGCCAACAGCTTCTTCTAGCTTATCAATTCCAGTAATCCCTTTAAAAAAGTCTCTGAGAACATGCCCTTTACCACCAATAATAGCCGCTTTATCAGCTAATTTTCCAAGTAGTCCTATTCCATTGCTTAGCCCCGTCATTGTTACTTTAAACGCAAACATAGTTGCTAAGACTTTCGCCATTGCTTCAACGGCCGTATGGTGTTTATCTACCCAACTGGAAATCCCGCCTAATGCATCTGCTAACTTCTTAAGCACGCCAACGATAACTCCACCAGTCCACTTTGCTAATGGCTTTAGGAACGAATCCCATATCCATTTAAATGCTGGCTGTGAAGCTTGAATAATGCTGTGAACCAATTTAAGCGCCGCAGCTAATGCATCGAAGAACGTTGGGATTAAATTAGTAATCGTGTATTTGGCCAATGGTAACAGGATATTTTGATATCCCCAATCCAGGCCGTCCCATACATCTTTGACTACTGGTCTAATCGCTTTTAGCAATCCATCAATCGATTGTAGTAAGGGTGTGAAATTAAGCTTAGAAGCCCACTTAACGGTTGCTCCTGTCATGTCGTTTAACGCACCCAACATGTCATTAACCATACCGAGCAGCGTTTTAAAAATAGATGTACCAACGCCACCATGTTGCCAAGCCTTATCAAATTGGCTGCCAAGTGCACTAACAGTATTAAAGATGTTTGTGAATATCTTGTAGAGATTTGATGCAATTTTCTCACCCGCACCACTATTCCAAGCATTACGAAATGCTACTGCAATATTATTAAGCACTTTTACTACAGCGTTCAATGCATTTAAAATTGATTGAATAAGCTTGGTACCAGTGTTGCCATGATTCCATGCATTATCAAACGCCTTAGCGATATCACCAATCAGCCCGACTAAATTTGTCACCAACGTAATGAGATTGGCAAAAATCCGTTCGCCCAGATTGCCGCCATTCCATGCACTACGGAATGAAGTGGCAATATCGTGGATCAGTTTCAATACATTATTCAGCGAATTGAAAATAGTTTGGACTAGCTTAGTACCACGACCGCCGCCACCTTCCCATGCTTGTGAGAACGCTTTGGCAATATCACCAATAATGTTAAGCATGTCTGCTAACAGCTGTAAGATAGCTTCTACTGTCTTCTGACCAGTACCGTTGTCCCATACATGCATAAACGATCGTCCAACATCGCTGAGCGCTCGTTCAACCTCTTTCCAAGCATACTTAGCAGCATCCACTACTGAGTTACCCTTGGCGTCCCAAGCTGCCTTCATTGGGTCGAACAGCTCACCTAAAATTTTTTGCAGTTTTTTAGCTGCATCAGTTGCGCTGTTGAATGGCTGACCTAATGGTACGCCGAAATTGACACCATCATCACCAGCTCCAGCATCAGTACCATCCGTCGATTGCAGTGGCGTACTTTCCGGTGCGTTTTGTGTTGGCGTTGAATCTGGTGCCGTTTGTGTTTCCTGCGGAGTAAAAGTCTCCTTTGGCTTTTTATCATAAGAGTAGTCTTCATCATCATTGCTCTTATCAAGAACATTCAGTTCATCAAAGCCCATCAAAGATTGCATGAGCTCTTTATTCTTTTTCTTGGTTGCTTCCATTGAGGCCTGGGACCGTTTATTTGCAGCCTCAATTGCTGCATTAGCAGCACGAACTTTGGCTGCACCTTGCTTATTAGACTCCGCAATTTGTCGATTTGCTTCACGAACTGAGGCTGCTTGAGCTTGATTTTGAGCGCGTATTTGTGCATTAGCCTCACGAACCGACTTTGCCTGGGCAGCGTTTTGTTTTCGAATCTCTTCGTTAGCCTTCTTAACAGAAGCAGAAGCTTTACTAGAAGCTGAGGCCGTGTCATTCAGTGCCTTAGACTGCTCATAAAGGCCCTGCGCACCTTGTCGAGCTTTGGAGTAACTCATACCCGTTAGTGCTGACGTGAACTGTGCCAACCATGATGTGGCTTTAGATAATGATGACATTAACGCATTCACGGCCGGAAGAACAAAGTTATAAATCGGATAGAATGCTGTCAGTAAATTGACCTTGATTTGATTCAGACTACTTGCAAACTGCGCGTTCGTCTTAAATGCTGTCATCATCCCAGTAGCAAGTTGCGTCAAGCCTTGGTACAGCAACCCAAATACGATTAATTGTGATGGGAGGTACTTCAACTGCTGGGCAATGCCGCCCAGGGCCCCACTGGTCCGTCTAGCACTAGAAGAGGCTTTGTTCATTGAAGAACTACTACTATTTCCAAAATTGCGTATCCGACTTGTTGCACTTTGAATACCGTTGCTAATGCGACTGAACCAATTAGAAGGCCCCTTACCGGAACCTGATCCTTTATTCATTGCGCTACTTGCCGCACTGCCGAAACGATTATACGAACCTGCCGCTCGTGTAGCAGCCGTCCCGGATTCACCCATCTCAGTATTGAGCTTACCAATTACAGATTTAAGTTCGTCACCACGATCAGAAACATAAGCATAGCTCTTGTTCAGACTATCATTGGAATTAATGAGCTTGTTCATCTTATCGCGTGTGCTCATGATGCTCTTTTCAAGTGCCGTGCTTTGCTTGGTCAGCCGGTCGCTGGCACCCATCGTCTTCATAGAATCCTGAACATCACGATAGGAGCCCTGCAACGCCTTCAACTGACGCCGATAGGTTTCAATTTTAACTTCGTTTTGATCCATAGCTTTAGAAATCTGCCGCAGTGAGTCCGGCACCGCTTTAAATTCTTGTCGCATTGATTGGGCTAGAGCTTTAGCTTGGTTTTGATAACGCGTCATCTGAGCTTGAGCGGACGCAACCTGATTATCAATTTTAATTCCTTGCGTCCCATTCTGTTGAGCGGTATTCAAGGACGTTTTTTGATTCATTAAGTCACGCATCTTGGCTTGAGCAGCTCGGGCCTGATCCATCTTTGCATTGATATCACTCAGCATGGCCTGTAAGTCCTGTTTTACCTTAACCCGGCTACCGGTAAACATCTTGCCAGCATTCTGGTTGACCTTGCTAGCCCCGGTAGATGTCGAGCTACTCATTCGTTCGAATGCAGTTTTGATAGTCTCGTTCAAACCGGACAACTGGTCTTGCAACTTTTGAACACCTTTAGAAACATCCATCGACTGCTCGGTCTTGTCCATACCGGACTTCGCACTATCAGCGGTCTTCCCCATCAATTTATCAATCATCGGTTGAACCTTGGCAAATTGTTGTTCCATTTGTTCAGTGTTCACTTTGAATAGCAGTTCAATTTCTTCAAGTTCCACGTTGTTTCCCCCTTCCTATGTAGTTTTTTTGAATTTTCGGGCTGTCTTAATCTTTTGCGATTGCTGCATTAGAAGCAACTGGTCCCGTTTCCATTCAGGAACAGAATCCGACGATGTACTAGTCGCTGTTTTGATAAATGGATAAGCCTCTTCAACCGATGGCATTTTGCTAGGGTCGTTCAAAGCAAATGCCATCATCTCAGCTTGCTTGTGATCCATTACCGCTCTCATTCGCATATCATCTATACGGTTACGATTATTTGCGATTACTTGAACCATGAGTTCACCAAAATCAAGTTCCCAAAAGTGGTCAGAATCAATCCCAGATTGCACGGCCAATGGGTAAATAGCACTTAGCAACTCAGAAACAGTCTGGTAATTATTGCTTAAAGTGTCGTCTCGGTCGTTGGTTCGTTGTCCAGAGTGACTTCCGATTCCGTATTCGTCTTCGAAGCCGAAGCTGTCTTGCCGAAAAAACCAGATTCCTGGAATAAGTCTGTTAGCACTGTAAATAAATCCATTGGGGCATGACCTTCATCAAAATATTTTTCAAAGGCAGCAAAAATGTCGTTATCAGTAACGCCGTGAGTTTGGTTCGAACCTTGCAATACGATAAGCATTTCATTCAATGGTGGCAATTTCATTCCGCCATCCGCACTCATAAAGAGCGACATCATAGATTTACCCAAGCGTTTTTCAATATTCAAAATATCACGGCCTGTTAACTTTAATTCAAGTTGTAATCCACCCATTTCAAACTTCTTAGTTGCTTTCTTTACTGTCATAACGTAGTTCCTCCATTTTTATTATTCGTCTCATATCAGCCTGCTGGCCTACTCGTCTCTTACTCAAGTTAATTATTATCTGGATAAAATGTGACGGTTCTAAGCTCCGGCGCTACTACTGGCCGTTGCAAAGTCCGGTCCGTCCGATACGATAATCGAAATCGTGTATTCAAGTGCTCCGTTGACAGCAACGTTACCCATTTTGACGGTATATGAGCCAGTGAAAGAAGCTGTCATCCCATCAGGATAAGTGACCTTCCATTTATATTGCTTATTGTCACCATTGTGCGTTAAAGCCGTTGCAAAGTTGCTGCCCTTGTACACAAAGGTAAAAGCTAACGTTGATGTATTTTCAATCCCAGGAACTGACTTCTTTTTCGTATCTGATAAATCAGTCACATCAATATTTTCTGGGTCTGAACCCATGTCAGGAACGGTCTTAATACCGCCAATTTCATCAAACTTAGTGCCATCCACTGACATTTCAAGCTTGGTCCCTGTTCCGGCAAGCCCGGCACTAGCGTCTGCAGCAAATCGTTGTAAATCAAATACTGTTAAATTCTTTTTCAATTTCAATCATCCTTTCAACTTTCAAATACGCGGTGACTAGTGTTATCAACAACACCAGTAAATCGTAATACAGTGCGATTCACACCCGCTAAATTGCTATCACCAATATCGCTTGAAAAGCCCATATCACCAAATGATGACATGAGCTTATTCGTGATTGCCGTTGTGCTACCTTCTTTTAAGAAGAGGTCAATTGTGATCGTCCATTCCGTTTGCAACTCTTGCTGATTAGCATCACGAAAATAGGCTTTATGTGCCGTGTTGTATACAGCGATTGGGAACACCGTTAAATTATCTGGGTACGTGGTTGAGACCTGTTTAATTTCCGGTATAGCCGTTAGTGCTTGATACACTACTGACTTCACATTAATAATTACCATCAACTACCCCCTAATTTGTTATGGAGTGCGGCCTCCACACTCTGCTTAATCATCTCTGGTGCCTCACGACTGGCTTGTTTGACGGCGGGGGTTAAAAACTGGCGGGCGGGTTGACCGCTTGTCCGATAGAATGTGTGTCCGTCGATTTCGATTTTAGGCATACCATACAGTTCACTCAGGTCAGTATCAACGTCATCAGCAGGAATGAACCAAGGCGTTTGCCTGTACACTGGTGTAAATCCACCGGGTAAATCTTTTTGCGACTCCTCACCTACTCGTCCAGTACCGAGCTCACGAAATAGCGCTACTGGGTCATCGGACCAGACACGACCGACAATCTTGCCATCACTATCGACAACCTCATATTTAATACTTCGAGCTAACTCACCATTTCCATACTTAACGCTGGATTGAAGTTCTTTGACTGCATAGCCCTCTGCTTTCTCAACAACATCAAAAGTAGCATCCCAGATGGCATCGTGAACCACACTGGGCATTTTTTTGAGCTGAGCTTTCAGCTTATCACTGCCACGCCATTCAACTTCAGCCATCCTATTCGCCTCGTTTACGTTGCTCTAAAGTAATATTTTTATGGGTGCTGAATGTTTGTATCGAATTGATAACGTAATCTGGCTCGCTATCTTTAGTAACATTGACACAAACACCCCAATTTTCTTGTTGACCTTCATTGATCTGATTACCTTGATACTTACCAGATTTAATGTACTTAAGGTCTTTGCCCCAGATTTGCGCATTCACTGAACCGCCAGCAGCTTGAATGTTCATCCTCACTGCAATTGGATTGCTCCATCCCGCCGTAATGACATTACCTTCATCATCGTGACCTGATTGTTGTTGTCGTAAATAAACAGTTGTCAGGTCTGTTGGTCTAAGGCGCATTAGAATCGCCTCGTTTTCGCGACTCGGTAAGGTGCTAGCGCGGTTTTAATTATGTTAGGTAGTCCCAGTTCAAACGATTGAGAAACGCCGCCTTCTGACCGCGATGCTTCGCCTTCTGTTCCTTGCTCGTTGTACATGATAATGGCAAGCCGTTTTGCCTGAATTAGAATCGGTGTCGAGAGTGAAGAGCGGGTATAATCCAAGCACGTTTGAACAGCGTCATCAAAGATGTCATCAACCACCGCAGCATCTGGCGTGTCTTTCTTAACACCTAATCGCGTATATAGTCTTGTCAATTGTCCCGCCTTATCTGGTGGGCTTGGTTTAGCCATACGATCATCCTCTATTCTTCGTCGTCTGTTTCTAACTGAGCATTATCGGCAGTTTTCTCGTCCTTCTGCTTATCAAGACAAACAAAAAGCTCATCGTTGAACGCGTCTTGCGTAATGCTGAGCTCATCACCTTTTTTATACCGAGTATCTTTATACCGAATTGGGTAATCTTTAACGCGAACCTTCATTATCAATCACCTCTAGGCTAAAACCTGAGCTTGAAATACCTCATCCGCCGCGGCAAACGCTGGAAGCGCAACTGCTGAGGCTTTTTCCCAAGTCCCAATTGGATCATTAGTTTCGGTATAAATCATATCGTAAACATTACCCACAGCGTTAATTTGCGCTGGGCCACTGAATTGTGCTAACTCTTCTGGAGTTGGTCCAAACACTTTATTACCAATCGGGTCATCGTTCATTAAGACAAGTCGATTTTCTGGGAAGTAACGACTCTTGGTAATCTTGCCATCTTTTCCGACTTGGGTATATTTTTGATCATAAGTCCGAAAAATTGGTAAACCTTGTGCCTGCATGAAGGTGTCAAAGTCGGCTTGTCCAAGTGCCCGAGTAGAGTTACCATACACGGCTTGTAGAACTTTGGTATTAGTCGTAATCAATCGATAAATCTTCCGACTAGTTAGCGCCCGGGTTGGTGTAATATCCATCTTATCGCACCAGCGTGTAATATCACCAAGGATATCCGCGTCGCCGTTATCCCATGTAGCAGCTCCAGTCAAAGCTTCCTGATGTTCAGTCGGAACTTGATAATCAAGTTGGACAGCAAGTTTACCACTTTCATCTGGCAAAATAGTCTTACCTGTTGCTAAAACGTCCATAGCGGTCTTTTCAATTCGTGCTAAAACGCCTTGATTGAGCACATCAAAGTCGTTATAAACGTGTTGTTGCAAGTAGCTAGCTTCTGCAGGCGTCCGCGGATTGAGCATCGCATACAAATCTTTTTCTTTAATCTGCATCTTGCGCTTAATCAAAGCCAGTTCGATGGCAGCGCCCGAGGCAGACCGACTGCCAATTTCGGCTTCACTATCAAAAGCCGCATAGGATGCAATCACTGGAATTCGATTTTGACGTTTCAAGATATCAACAGTTAGTGAGTTGACTTTGATTGCTGGGAATAGTTCATCACCTTGCATCGCTGGATACTGCCGATTCAATGAAAAATCGATTAAATCATGTTGCGTGAATAAATCTGAAATTTGAGCCATTTGTTTTCTCCTCCTTTAATTAGGCTTGTGATTTGGCGGCGGCGTCCGTATCAGTGAAAGTAATCTTCTTTAATGCCATGATAGCCTCAGTTGTTGGCGCCACTGGTAAGCGTTGGCCAAATAAATAGCCTTCAACAATCACGCCAACCATTTGAGGGCCACGTGTAACGTCCACTTCGTTAATCGTGATTCCTTCCGCCTTAGCGTCATTAGTTGGATAAATCGTGCCGGCTGGAATAACTTTATGTCCAAAAGCATCCGTCTTCACCGCGTAACTGGTGTCATCAACCTGCCGTGAGAATGATACGAACTTTTCAGATACCATGAAATTCTTTTGTTCTACTGTTCCTTTATCAAATACATAAGCCATAATCTAGTACCTCCCTATTTTGTCGCCCATAAACTGGACTTTGCTGGCTTTTGCGAGTTATTTAATTTTTCAGCTGCTGTTGCACCTTCAGATTTATTTGCGGATGTATCAGCACCCGGCAATGTGGTCCCACTGCTTGCGATTCGCTTATCGATTGCTTGCTGTAAACTCTCTGTAAATGCCTTGCTGATTGCAGTGTAAGCCGCTTCAATGCCTTTATCATCTGCTAAAACATCATCACCAAAAGCCGCAATCAGTGCTGTCGGCAAATCGTCTGCACCCAGTCGAGCCGTCACTTTGGCTTTATTTTCAACAATAGTTCCATGACGCTGTGATTCAGCAAGTTGCTTGGTTAATTGGTCTTTATCATAGTTGGCCTTTTCCAGGTCAGTCATCTTGTCGTAATCTTTTTGCTGCTGAGCTTCACTAGCCTGTTTTTCATCATGTGTTTTAATTGCCGAAGCAATCAGCTTATCAACACTTGATTGCCAGTCCTTTTCACTAGCAAACGATTTAAACGGCGTATCTGCCTGATTGTCTTGGTCAGAGTCGTCATTGTTGCTATTTTGATTGGCGTCGATTGTGTTAGGCGTGCTATCAGCCGTCTGATTGCTACCTTCATCCCCGCCAGTTCCATTATCACCGTCAGCAAACATCTGTAAATTCATCTTTAGTTTGAGTAGCTTTTTCATAATTAAATTCCTCCACACCCACGCATTTCCGATAACTCAGGCCACAAAAAAAGCACCCCGTGCATTACTCTAAGAGCCCCACACATTGTGCTAAATTGACCGTGGCGTCATTATCAGACCCACGCATGCTATTTAGTTTGAGTAGTTTAGAGACGTGCTCAGGTCATCCATGCTAATCCTGATGGAACATTGTCGAAAGGATCATCGTGGCGGTTTGTATTGCTGTTACTTGATCATATCCTTTATTAAGTGCTTCCTCATAACATGTTAGAAATGCATCCGTCATGAGCTTAAAGCCTTGCTCCGTGTCAGCGTCAAACGTCAAGCCCTTCATTGCCATCTCGGTGTAACGCATTAAATCCGAATTATCTTTACTCATCGTGTTCTCCTCGTCGTACTAAAAAACGCCCAATCAAAATGATTGAACGCCCTACATTGCAACAATAACGATATCTTGCCATTGGTCACGGATTTTCTTGCCATCAATTACATAATCAAGAATCTCATCAACGTCGTCAGTATCTTTGAAGTGATAATCAAAATCACCATTATCTTTAGAAATGATACGTTTGCCCTCACTGTCAAAGCCAATGTACCACTCAACATCATTGATTTTGATTTGAACCTCCATACGAACATCTAACGCAAATCGAAGTTGCTCCAAAGACTCTAAGTGATCCGAATCAGCTTTTACTCGTCTTACCACCATCTTTATTCACAATCCTTTCTGCAATCGTTAATTTCCGCCCAGGTTCTTCACGCCGGGGAACAATCTTGCCATTTTTCTTTGTAACGCGTAACCAGGGATGCGCGTGTGGCACAATCGTGTGCATTTTAGCATTACCATGGTCGGTAAAATCAATGTCCAGCCGGGCCTTTCCTGTCTTACCATAATATCTTCGTGTAACTAGTTGTCCATCGACATAACGGTCAAAAACTGAGTTGGCTTCCTGTTGATACGGAACACCGTGCACTTCACCAAAATTGTGTACATTGTTCAACGCAAATTGTTCGCGCCGAACCTCGCGCGCTACTTTCAACAGGTTCTGATAACTATCACTGTCATTATACTTCATCGTTTGAAAATCTTCGAATGTTTCGGGTACGTTATCTCCACCTAAAATCCGTTTGTATTCATCATACTGGGTAGTATCATACCGACGATTGCCAACCCGATTATCTAAACTATCGAAAGCCTGCGGACCATGCTTTAAGATTACTGCCTGGCGCCAATCCTGATAAGTAGCATCCGGCTTCAGCTTGAGCTTTTCACCAGTAATTGGATCATTCGCTGTCCGTTGCATCATGTACTGGCTATCTGACAAATAGATGATTGCGACAGTTCGGCAAAATGGATGTAACGGCGGAAAATTAACATTCACTTCCGCTTCATCTACGTTAAATACACGGCCGTCAATACTACGACAGATTTTTGAAGTCCGCATATCCAGCACGGCAACCAGTTGGTACTTTTTAACCCCGCTTCGTTTCCATTCATTGAGCTTCGTTTGATTATGAAAGTAGTTGGCTTCTGTTCTAATCAATCGTCGCGTATTGTAACTGCTAGTTCCAAACTCCTTAGCTAAAGCTTGTACCATGTCACGCTCACGCATACCACTCATCTGCTGAGCCGTGAATAGTTCACTGAGTCGGTCGGCTAGTTGGTCCGTGTTATGCCAAATCCGTTTAGAGTAGTTCTTGCCTTTAAACGGCGCATCTAATATAGCCTTAACGTACTTCCCTGACAACTCTTTAAACCGTGTTATTGGTTCGTCTGGGTTCACTTTAACTGTTACCATCTCTTTACCCGTTTTAGGGTCAAAGATAGTTCTAGTGTGCATTTTAGGCTGACTATCAGCGCTCACGCCCGGAAGAATGACGTCTTTATCAAAGTCACCTATAATACTCTCGTTAGTTGCCTGATCAAGTGCTTCTTGAATTACCTTGGTATAAAGGTTCGTGGACTTCTCAATCTCAACAGATGCCGCTTGTTTCACCGCAATGTAGCTCTTAGCCTTGAGCTCTTCCAATCTGGTAATACGGCCCTTAGCTGCCATCTGTGATAAGTAGTTAGTCACTTGCTTCTTTGACTCCTTATCACTGACATTATCAGCCAGGGCCTGTAACGTTACTAACTCAGTCGGACTAACATTGGTGTTTAAAATCTGTTGTGCCTCGGCCTCCGTCGCTTTACCGTCCGTAAAATATCGTTTGTATATCTGTGATACCTCACCAGTCAAATAGTTCTGAGCACGCATGTACGCCCTTGCAATGATAGTCGCTTGTTTGGTTGCAGCATCATGTGATTTCTGTTCGCTCTGAACTGCTCGCAGTTGCCAGTAACTTAACTTGCGTTTGTCATCCGCCACTCCTACACCTCCGAGCTTATAAAATCAAATACAGCAAAATTAAAATGCCTGTAATTGGCTTCCATCCAAGCGAAACTAATCCAAGCATTTTAATTATCACGATCACAAATACACCAATCGTTTTAATGATTTTATTCAATTCTGAGTTAATTACCCTTCACCACCACTTGCAAATTCTGAGGATATTGTGCTGAAATATCTTGTAGTCCGTGTAATAAGGTCTCACACAGAACTTTGTTATCAGCACTGGGCTCAATCAATCTAATAAACAAGCCACCATTTTCTTTAATAGTGGCGTTAGATAGCTCATTAGTGATGGCTTGGCCAAGCACCGAAACAGCAGCACAAACTAGGTCATGGCCCTTAATAGCACTATTCGCGTGGCCCGTTATCTGATAACTCACTACCTGCTTTTTGTTTAATTGAAACGTTGCCAGAATCATCCGCAGTTACCTCCTCGTTATCTGTGGCAGGCTCGCCGCCCATAGCTTTCTGCTGTAGCTTGAGTGCTTTCTCCTTTTCCTGATCCAGCATCTTAATTAACTCTTGTGGGTCATTTGTCCCAGGCAACCACCCGAGTGATACCAATTGCGGAATGACACCTTCAGCATTCTTGATATTGCTAATGACATCCGCCATGTTGACTGGAATATCAGGAACAATATTAATTGTCGCTCCGGAGGCATCTACTGACTGGCCTTTAAACGCTAAAATGTTCTGCATCAGTTGTAGACGCTGGCGAATTCCACGTGTTAAGTATCGCTGCTTAGTCGCTAACAATTGGAGTAAACCGAATAGCTTGTATTTCATAGCTTCACCGCTAATCGTCCCTGCAAAGTTTTCGTCATTCATGTTAGGGACGTAAGACGTTTGATGAATGTCATCCTTAATCGACTTAACAAGTACTTGTAGCTGTGATTCGTCAAAGCTCTTGGTCAACCATTCAACGCTAGCACCCTGGTCGCCTTTACCAGGCGCTTCTAGAATACCGTCCTTCAAGTTAGCTCCTTCACCGTCCTCGCCCTCATCTAGGGTAAAGCCATAGACTACCAGCAAGGCATCCACGAAGTTCTTTTTATCGGTGATACGGTCTGACTGTAATTCGTTATAGGCGTTGATTAGGCTAATCGTTTGCTCAAAATCACCTTGACGCTCTTCGTTATTACGATACTCAATAAGTGGGACACCATTAAAATAATGTTGAATGGCCTTAGGTTTGCTTGCCAAATTAGCATCTGATAGCACTCGTCCTGTCTTGGTTCGATACTGAATAATCCAGTGGGCCGTATAGACAGTAATCAAATAACCCTTAGCATTACCAAGCAGGTCCTTCTTTTCCACGTAGTAAATACCAAACAGCGAATTTTTATCCAACGTGTCATCCGTTACCAGCACACAGCCGCGCGGATCAATTTTTTCAATTGCCAACTCGGTAGTTGCGTCTGACACCTTTTTGATGTATAGCAGCTCATAGGCACACCCAAACACGCTTAAATCTTTCTCCATCTCCGTATTATGCGAATCAATATCCATTTGGTCCTGAGCATCCGTAATGGCTTTAATATCCTTGCCGTTCGCCGGTGAAATGGATACCGGATTACCAGTTGTAAAGCCGGTAATCATGTCAGTAATGTATTTGGCGTGGTTCGTCATTACCTTTTCATCTGCACGATCCAACTTAGCCGCCATCTCAAGATTTCGGCTTAAGATGTGCTGATTACCCTCATAGTAGTGTTCCAACATGTTATAACGGTCAATACGTTGCTGTTGTTGATTGATAGCATAGTTAATTACATCAAAGCTAGGGTTTTCAATATTGCCAGCCAATTCACGGTCAATCGCAACGTTGGACCCGCGCTTCTTGTTCAAATCATACTGCATCCGCTCACCTCCTATCCTCTTAATCCCTTTGGCTTCTTAATTGTCCGTGCCTTGAGCCGTTCGTGTGTGTTATAGACGGCATACCGTAACGCGTCCATTACGTCATCGTTAAGCTTGACGGGTAAGCCCGTAGCCTCATCCCAGACATACTGATAGATTTCATCTAAGAAGGCATCAATCGCTTCTTTGATAACAAAAAAGTGGCCTTGCTTCATGCACTTAGCCACCGACTCGATTCCTGATAAAACCGATTTTTTAGCATTGAACGCCTTGAGCCCTTCACGTTGGAAGCGTGCAACGTGTTCGGGTCTCGCGCTATCAGCCCAAAACTTAACATTTCGGCCATAGCGATGCTGAATATCTTTTGCAATCTCTACCCAGTAATCAATCTCTTCAAACTGACGTGTATGTTCTTCAATCAAATAAGTATTGCCAACTCGATCATCAGCCATTACAACAATCGTTCCTTTATGTTCATAGCCCCAGTCGACTCCCGCATAGTAAGTTAAGTCTGCTGGCAATTGAGCCCGTGGAATAATCATTTCGTCCTTATTAAAATCTTTATACACCATACCTTCACCAGATACCCATAGACCGAGTATTGCACGGTCGTAAAACACTCCGGACGGCGTACCCGCTTTTTGATGTTCAACGTATTGTGGGGGCAAAAAGGTATTATCATCGATTGTAAAATGGAAACTAACGGTTCCTGCTTTAGGATCATCGTTATCAATATAGCTGGCTTTCAAGTAGTGAGTCGGAACGTCTGGGTTCGTATCGCAAATAATTCGCGCACCTTGTGCTGAGCACCGATTAAGGATTTCATTGAATACCTCTTCATTAGCAAGGCTAGCTTCGTTAATATACGCCCCAAACGAGGTCATTCCACGAATGGCACCCAGCCCTGCAATAGACCCGGTAAACGTCTGCACAATTTTCACGCCAAACAGTGTGAAAGAGTTATGCTTGTCGAACTGAAAGTTAATGTCATATTTATTCGTCAGTTCCTGTAATACGTTGTTTTGTAGCGACTTGCTTGAATACCCCGCTAAAATGTACATTGGTTCCTTGACCCCTAATTTGTCAGCAACCTGACGAACACGCCGCAGTTCCATCAAGAAGGCGTCATTATCAACGACAGTTTTACCAGACCGAACAGCACCATAGTTTATCAGTAGTCGCCAGTCCGTCCGCCGCAAGGTTTTCAGCACTTGAACTTGTTTCGGCGTATATAGCTCACTAATTGCCATCGCTATCACCACCTAGGACGTCATCCAATTTATCCAGATATTCAGAAACTTTTGCTTCAGTACTATCGGTTGAGGCATTCATAATGCGAGCTTTAGACTCTGCAATATCCGCGTCAGCTTTAAGCTTGCGAATCTGTTGTTCAACAAGCTTATTGTTATCCGGATAACGCTTCAGTATTTCCTTAGTAGCGCTTATCCGTGTTTTCAAATCAGCTTCTTTGTGCTTCTCGTACACACCGTCAGCAGTGCCAATATAAACCGTTTCTTTGGTTTCGCCTCTAGCGATACTAGTAAGCAACTCAACGGCTTCTGTGGCGTCCATAATACGCTTGGAAGCTATCTCGGCCATTCGCTCATCGATGTAAGATTTAATTGCAGGTTTTTGCAGGTTTTCAGTAGCTATAGAATGTGCAGACCGGCTTTTGTATCCAGCTTTAATTGCAGATTCTTCCTTTTTTCCGGACTCGATGTACTCGTCGGCAAACCTCTGCTGTTTGGGCGTTAACTTTCGTTTCATTACATACCACCACACCTCCGTTAATTGGAATTAGATTGATAATCCTATTATTTTTCGAGTAAACGAATCCGAATTGCCAGTACCTGTGCATAGGTTTCCATAGCTCTTGCTTGAATACCAATGAGTTGCCGTTGTTCATCAGGAATATCTAAGTTACTGGCAGCCGGCCAAGCTTTAGCAATCTTGTCCGTCAGTTCATCGTATTCAGTGTTTAACTTTTTCAACAATACTTTGTTCATAATAATTACCACCTCCTTATTTTTATCCAAATTAAAAGCGCCATGCTGTTTAGCACGACGCTTGATATTTTTATATTTTGTTCTGAGTTATCTCAAGTAACCGATTTTCGGAATCAACTACTTTGTATAAGTCTTGAATTATAGTCTCCATTTTATTTTGTGAAACGCAGCCTTGTGCGCAACGATCTATTGCTTCTTTTATAGGCAAAAAATCTTTTCTGCTTATATCATTTGAGCTAAGTAAAACAGAACTGGTGTCAAACTCTTTTTGAAATTCTAAAAATCTCACATTAAAAAACTGGTCCAATCTCTTTTTATTATCACATGTTCTTTCTTTTTCTTCTAATTCTCCATTGGCTTTTAAATGCGCAATCAAAATACTTGTATCATCCCTTAACGAAATGATTGTTAATAATAGCTTACTTAAATTATTGATTCTACGCTCTTCTTTAAATTGATGAACATTTTCCTCTATTTGTTTTTCGAATTGATTTTTGCTTTCCTTTATTTGTCTTTCAAATTGATTTTTACTTTCTTGTATCTGTTTACGTATTGACCAAATTGCCACAAAAACAGTTGTAGGAACAGTAATTACAGCACCTAGATATCCACCCCAAAACCCTAGCCACCCATCATCTGATCCTCCACTAGTATTATTAAGTACTGATATCATCATCCATTGAAGTATAACTGGAATAATTATAATAGCTAAAAGTCCTAGTAGAAAAACCCACCAATACTGTTTAATAATTTTTTTCATAATCTTCCTCCAAACTATTCTAACTATACAAAAACTCCCGCTAAAAAGCGAGAGCAGTTTGGAGATTGTCCATTTTGGAGCTGCGGACGCATTTAATGTGTTTGGTAAGGATTTGCACCTTACAGGATGACCGCACTTCCCCTTGTCAGCAGGGCACTATTTTTTAACGTACTTGCCATCTGACATGCGTCTACCTATTCCGTCACAAGCACACGTTATACGAATGGTCTATCGTGGACGCTAACATCGTATAACTATATCGCCGGTAGGCCTCGAACCTACATCCCATTGTGGCTTACCGATTAGCCTACAGCGATACTCGCATTTAACGGCCGATGTTAAACACGAAGACTGATGCCAGTGACCGAGAGGAGCACTTCACTCTCCTTATTGAGCCACCGGCTACACAGATAGCTGGATTTGAACCAACATAGACGGTTTTGGAGACCGCCATCTTGCCAATTAGATCATATCTGTTTAATAGGCGGGCCATCGTACACTCTTAACATTTCCGTTTGGAGGAACAGAACATTGTTGTGCCCGTCTAACGTAGCCTGCTGGACTCGAACCAGCGACAACCTGATTAACAGTCAGGCGCTCTACCAACTGAGCTAAGACCACAACTAGTAAGTGGACTTGTTGCTCCCCAGTTGGCCAACCAGAAATTAACAATTACGCTATTGCGACATGTCTGCCCGCTTACTAATTTGAACAATGTTCCCCGCACCAATCGTAGGAACTCTGGCACCTTCGATTAGGTAAGATGCACGTCTTCTGCCTGCAGAACTGTTCAATACCCTGCAGCACACGGTTATGGCAGCGGTAGGAATCGAACCTACTCACCCAATGGGATCGGTTTTACAGACCGATACAGCTCTCCATCTCTGACGCACCGCCGTAACAATAACTGACTAGGCCATCAAGAAAACATTTTGTTTTTTGCCTTTGTCAATTATCGATAATATAAATTTAACACCATTTTTATGTCATGAAGACCGGTTCGAGTTCGGAAAAAGTCCGGTCAAAGTCCGGTCTGAGTCCGGTTTTCGTAAACATTCAAGTCTTCGAGCATGTAACACTGTGCAAATTGGAGCATGGCAAGCGGCTTCCAGCGGTCAAAATACTGAGTCTTGCTGTAGCCAATGTCCATGTAGCACATCGTGTCGCTGTAGCCTTGCAAATATAGCCGATCTAATATCTCCTGGCACTCATGATCACAGCGAGCCATTGCCTGAATAGTCTGTCGGACAATCTGCTCTGCATACAGGCGGCGTGTAATCCGATCCTCGGCCGAATTACCAGCTGGGGCCGACTTAGGCATGCCATCCATGCTAGGCGATTTAAGATCAGCGACCGAATGGCCGGACGCCCGAACTGCTTGCGGTAACTTCTTATCCAAGAACCGCCGCACCTGTTTAATTGTTTTATCTTGGTCAATTGGTGGAAAAATTTCATCTGAAATAACTTGCTGTTCGCCCATCATGCGCCCCTCCGCTTTCGTATGCTATAATTAACTTATTCGGAATTAGTTGTAGCGCGGTCAGCGATGGCAGCGCTTTTTTATGTTATACTTACAACGGTCATTCGAGTGGTCCCGTGACTGGTCGCCTTAACGGGCGGCTTTTTGTTTGCTTCGGCGTGTTTCTTCATACGCCGGTGCTTCCGTTTAATCGTTGAACGCTTCTTAGTGTGTTTAGGCATTCTCGTCCTCCGTGATTTCATCTATTTCTACTCTAGGATTTCGTTTATCAACGGCAAATTCGTCCTGGAATCCTGTGATGTGCTTTCGATTATCGTTGCCTAAAAGCCCAGCCTTCATAAAGCCGTCCAGCACAAACTTTTTAGCAAACGCGATATTATCCGCATCTTTCCGGTTGTTCTTCGTGTACCACGTAAATTTAAGCTTGCAAGGCCAACTGAATTCAACTCCGGAATTCCGACTTGCCCGCGCATATACGCTGCACAGGGCTGTATATCGCTTCTTGAGACTAGCTGCGGCGTATCTGTTGGCCCGTTCAGCCTTGATGTACTCATTTAAGCTAGGTAGTTCGCCCTTGATCACGACTTTACTCATACTTTCGGCACCCGGCTGATGTAATAGCCGCAAACAATGCCGTTTGAGTAGCTTGCTTGCCTTATCGATCTAGCTGGGGCACCGAGCTTTTCACCCAGCAACTCGACTGTTTGCCCAGTAATAATCTCGTTGGGATTGTCGTACTTCTCGGCCCGCCAGTACTCGTTGCGCAGTGGCAAGCTGTACTTGTGTACGAGATAGCTCACTCGCTTGGTAATGTAGCCAGTTTCGTCTGTCAACGCTCTAATAGTGTATTTGCCGGCACGATGAGCACGGCGAATATCTCTAATTTGCTCACGCTCCTCAGTCTGTGGATCTGGTCGCATACTAGCTAGGTAGGTCGTATCGTCCCACGGCTTAGCTGCTTCCTCTTCAATGACTACTGGGAACTGCCACTCGCCATGTTGATACTTTGCCAGTACCAAGCGATGTAGTTCTGGCTCTTCGCCAGTAGCTAGCACCCTATGCTCCTCAAACGTCTTGATTGCGTACATTAGACAACACCCCCGCTAATTCCTTTTCGTAGTGCTGGTGTACCGCCTGCGTACAATTAGGGCACGGCTGTACTACCCATACACCTTTCATAATTTCAACATGCACAACTTTTGTGCCATTACATTCACACATTAGAACGATACCTCCCGCTTATCCGGTGTTGCTGCTGTAAAACTAATGACGTGCCCGTTTATGCCGCGGTACAACCGCGAGATGATCTTCGGGTTATATACGTTTGCTAAACCGGCACTACCCAAATTGGTGGTGATAATGGTTCGCTGACGATTATTCACAATCCCAAATAACACATTCTGCACGTAATCACTGGCTTCTTTTCGGTTCTTACTCTGATCACTTTGGAACGTCGCTTCTGAGCCTAAATCATCAAGCACTAGTAAGTCTGCATCGCCTAACAATTGAACCATGTTCTGTTCGGTATAACGGCTGTCAGGATGGCCGAAACTGCCTTTGATTAATCGGAACAATTCATTCACACTAACGAATAGGCAGGCCATAGGTTTGTCTGCATGATCATTTACTGCTTTAGCAATGGATAAGGCCAAATGTGACTTACCGCGCCCCGGCAGACCCGTCAATATCGTGTTGTACGTAGTTTTTGGGTTTAAATACTCGCCAGCAATCTTCCGTGCCAGCTTTAGGTTATTCGCCGACTCCGAACTGTTCGGGCGGAAATTATCAAAGTTGGCATCCATCAGAGTCGGATCATCAAATATCGAGTCCATAGCCAACACGTCAGAGGTTCGGCGCTTATGCCAGTAGTCATTGGCATGATCAATAATTTTGTGATTTTGCTGTTCAATTTTTTCTTTGGTACAAACCATGCAGAATGGCTGGTGTCCCTGCATGTAGACCATATTCACTCCATGTCGTGGGCAAATCTGATCACTAGTTTTTAATCGTTGTAGCTCAGGAAAGCTAATCCCTCGCGCACTCTTAGAAGTCGTTTCTGACATACGTTTGTGCCTCCCTTGATGCCTGACCACTGCTAGTCGCAGCTGGTTGAACGGGCGGTGTCATGTCGTAATTGCTTAACCAACCGCCGTTATCCAACCAGTTCGCTAGCTGCTGAACGTACTGTCCCTGTATTCCCTTAACTTCCAAGTACCGCTTATAATTGCCGATACCCTGAATGATTTGGCTCTTAGTGGCTTTACCAGCGGGGTTTGCGCCAGTAACGGTAGCCCGATAATAAGCATTCCATGCGTCACCAAACTTTTCCTGGCGTGGGTAAATATCCCAGACATCTGTTAAAAATTCTTGCCGGCGAAGATCGCGCGGGTCTTGATTATCTTTTTTAGTGGTAGTCAGTTCAGGTGTAGTATTAGTAAGTTCTTTGGAGCTACCAGTTGGGCTACTGTCTGGGGTACCAGTTGAGCTACTACTTGGGTTACTAGTTGAGCTACTATTATCGTTTCTAGTAGCCCAACCGGTACTGTAAAGCCTGATAATTTGGTACTGAGGCTTTTGCTTATTTCTTTTGCCGGGGACATATTTGATTAATCCAAGTTGTACAAGTTCGTTCCTAGCCACTTTAAGCCCGGAATCAGACATACCAGTAAGATCGAGCAAGGCAGAATTCTTTAGAGTAAATACGTTATCTAGTTGGTACTCATCGTTCGCGTAGTCCAATAACTCGCGATACAGGTTATTTTGACCAATTGAGATATCTATTTGGTCTCGTTTCAGCTTTCTGTAAGCTCGTCTTTGCTTGAAATAATCCAAATCTACACCTCCTTCACTAACATGGGCCTTTCACCCATTCGGTGGATTCAGTCACTGCTGTTCAAGCCAATTCTGTTTAATTACTAACGACTTACGCAATTTGTTCATTGCCTTGTGCTTTATCCTCAGCATCATTTTTAGCTTTCAAGGCACCAATTAAATCACTGGCTGTTTTACTGGTCATATCGCGAAAGTCAGAAAGCTGCTTCTTAATCAAAAATTCGTGTTCTAATTGTCGTTGGTCCTGATTATTTCTTTTAGCTGCGATACCAAATTGCGCATGGATCATTTTCACCTGCTTGTCAGATGCCTGCTTGTTTGGAGATGCCTGATGGCTGTTCCAGTTATTATGAGGTGCTTCTTTAGGCGCATTTTTACTGGCAGCATTACCGTCATCATCTATATCGGAAGTAACACCAAAGACCGCTGACAACGTATAACGGCGTGCATAGGTTTCGGCTGAACCAAACGCCTGAGCATCATTCTTAGAAACCGGCACACTCAGCGGCTCAAATTGAATATATTCACCACTTTCGTCTAGTAAAATCGTTGACACCGACACTTGGTTGCCATCACTGGTAGCCTCTTGCATGTACGTCATATTAATGTCTTTAAGCGCGTCGTCAATTGCTTTAACAACCCCTTCAAGCACAACATATTTGGATTTAAAAAACGGATTGTCAGCTTCCTTAGAAGGCTGCTTTAGTGCGCGTCGAAACTTGATTAAGTTCGCCGCAATTGCCTTAATTGAATCTGATTTTTGCATGATATAATCCCTCCAAAAGCTTGTTTCTTATCGGTGTTGAATTGGTTGTGATTTAACTATGGTATATAGTTGATTAATGGCTTCACCATAAATCGCATTAGTGACTTGTGCGACTGCACGGGCAACTGCTAGTGGGTAGCCTGGTTCTAAATAATCAGCCATCTCATCTTGGTCATGCTTTAATTTCTTAATTGCTTCACCATAGGTAGGGGCCTGTAAAGCTTCATTTACGATTTTTACCATGAGTTCGACTGACAAATCGACCATTTTCTTTTGTGGATTCATGCTTATTCCTCCTCTGATACCCAACGATAGCCTAGACGTGTCATCATCGTGTCCGTGTCGATGTGTGCCAGTAACTCGTCCCATAGACGGGACTGACCAAACACATCAATCAACCATTGCCAATTAGGTTCCTCACCTTGATCTGGATACAACACACTTACATCAGTCGAACCGAAAGTGACGATACAAATGGCGCTCAACATATCGGCCTGCATATCAGTCGCCCACTGCTCAAAGTCATTGCTATCGATATAATCTTGAAACAGTTGAGCCTTGTTGAACTCGTCACCATCGTAGCAATAGTTGTCTGCGTCAAGTACCCAGTCGCGTGAGTCGTTACGTTGCTGCCAATGCTCGTTTAAATCTGCCTGTGCTGGTATCATTTCACCCACCTCCGTGTCAAACGTTGTCTTAGTGACTGTTTCGGAGTACAATAGAACTCGAAAATAAAATTATTAAGCGTCTTTGCTGCACGGGTACTCCCAATACTCGAGCAGCTTTTTTCGTACTCAAATTTAGGCTTTAGCGATACTTTGCGTACTTCCAATTCGTTCGACCTCCTTAAATGTGCCAAAAACATTATTCAATTCTTCAATTGTGATTTGCTTGTAAAGCACATTTCCAATCCTGAACGTGAATTTCATCGTCTTCATCTCCTTAAATTCCAAACCAACTAGCAACCTCATGACGCTTGAACCACAATGCCGTTAACGCGCAGCCTACTATTGCTCCTTCAATCATTGCTATTTCCTCCTAGCCATTTTCTTGGTTGACTTTATCGATTACTTCCTGCAATTTATCCATTGGAATACCGGCATACTCAGCTTTCTTAGCTAAATCAGTTATCTCGGCGCTAATCTCTTCAGCATATTCACGTGGATAACGTTCAATAACTAGCTGCTGCGCCGGTGTCCGATCATTTGGGTTAATCGCAATAGCGTTCTCAAACTCGGCTTCCATTGCCTCTCGTTCTTGCTGCTCTTTCTTCTGACGCATTAGGGCTGAGAACATATCACCCTTTAGACGCCTGTCATTCTGAAATGACAGCACTCCGAAATTCTCACGAGCACCAGAATAATTAAGCCAAAAATCGTTAATTACATTTGCTAACGACTTCCTAATTTGTGGATCAGTGCTTCTTGATCCACTCTTCAACCGGGACAATTGTCCGGGAGAAACATGCGTCCTATCTGCAATCTGCTGCTGTGTTAGTGTTTTATTTTTACCTAATGCCAATGACAATTGCTCTGCAAACTTGTTCTTCATACCTACACCTCTGTATTTTGGAAAGGGCTTTATATAGCCTTTCCATGTAATTCACTTATAATTTAAATTAATCGGGATGATCTAATAGGTAATCGATCATCTCAGCTGCTGGAATCTGCCAGCCGTTATGGGTATTCACATAATCAATGAAGCCACCCTGTTCAATGTCCAAATCATGACGATGCTTGGTTAAATATCGTGAGGCTCGTTCGGTTGATTTAGTTCCGTATTTATACTTGGCCAAATCTTTAAGCTTCCAAGTACGAATACCACGTTGTGCTTGCTTCCAGGCTTGGAACTTCTCGTATTCTTCTTCGCTAATGAATTGGAATCCCTTTGGAGCCTCATGCCGAATCAATATCGTATCTGACATGTTCGCACCTCCTAATATGAAACTGACATAAGTTGGCTAGCTTGCTCGTTATACTCGGCCGTTACTGCTCGAAATTCAGCATCTAGTGCTTTATCGCTTAGTGCCTCAAACATTACTCTTGGTGTTTCTGGTTTAACCTTTGCTAGTGCATTTATTAATGTAGTTCGTGATAGATGTGTCATTTTGTTTCCTCCGTTCTTTGAAAATTAAATATTTGCTTTTAGTAACTCGAATATTCGACGCGCTTCATCAATGTTGCTCTCGTTAATTTGATAAACATTAGACACACCTAAATGGAACCTTTGGACCATTTCGTGCAACTTCTCTTGCATAACTTCCATTACTCGGTCACCTCCACTGATAATTCATCTGTGGAAACTCCCAATGCACGGGCAAGCTTTTTCGCCGTCTCGTATGTCAAATTAGTACCTGACTCAATTGCGCTGATCGTCGTTTGCGGTACTCCACTTTTATCAGCTAGTGCTGATTGGCTGAGTCCCAGTTTCTGCCGCAATTCTCGAATCCTTAATGTGTAAGTCATTTGGTATCTCCTTTCCAGCCACTAATATATTAGTAACTTGGCCATATAATAACTAATATATCGTTACATGCCAACAATATATTGGTAAATATTTTTGTTATTTACTTTAGAATGAACTTAACAATATATCGTTAGGAGCTCATAACATGAAAACCGATGGAGAATTTGTTTCCGAACATTTAATGGAATTAATAACTCAACAGAACTTAACTATTAATCGTGTTGCAACATTAGCTGGGCTGAACCAGTCGACTGTAAACGCGATGTTTGAAGGGAGAAGTAAGCGTCCAACAATTACTACAATCCGTAAGGTATGTGGCACCCTCGGTATCAGCGTTCACGACTTCTTCGACTTCCCGCCTTACAACGAGGTGGAAAAATAATTTCCATAGACTTCTCACTTAAAAAGGTGGTTAAAAAATGTTAACAGCTACGATTCATTTTTTAGATGGTGAAACACTAACGCTAAACGTACATGACTTTGTTTGGGGTATTCGCACTGCGCCAATTAATGATCGTCCTAAAAAAATTTCTAAAAAGAACTGGGAAAAGATAACGTACGATTTTCCTAACAAAGACGAAATTAATGGTCCGTTTGAACTGAACGAACATATTAAGCTAGGATTAGTGCCAAGTATCACCAAACTTCTAAACAACTACACTTTCTTTTTCACTGATGATGACCCTGGCACCGTGTTTGCCAGCTCCAAAGTGGTAAAGATTGTCAGTCATTAACGTTTAATCCGAAGAGTTGCTATTTGCGATAGCGGCTCTTTTACTTTTCATTGGCTTCATTTTGTCATCTCCTTATTTACTCGTATTGTGTACTTTATCTTCAAAAAAATAAGTCCATTTAACACGTTTTTTTTTCGATATATCGTTCATTCTTACAGCCATTTTCTTAGCTCTACCAACACTTGGTGTTCTATGCCCTTGTTCGTAAGACGCTAAAGTTGTCTCTGGCATATCGAGAAATTCAGCAGCCTTTTTTTGCGTTAGTCCGTTGATGTCTCTCCACTCTTTTAACCAATGACGCATGTTAACACCTCCTAACTAAGTAATACGTTTCGCGTACCTTTGATGCTTATTAATATAATACAATTCGCGTACTTAGTCAACAAAAAATACTCTAAACGAGTATTTTTTATATTTCTGTACAAAATACGCATTATGCGTAGTAATCTTATAATTAATTGAAGGAGGCCTATCAATGTTTGCTGAACGCCTTAAAGAATTACGAAAAAGAGAAGCTGGTCTAACGCAAGAGAGATTAGCAATGCAATTAGGCATGGCCAAAACAACACTGGCTTCCTATGAACAAGGAAAACGACAGCCCGATCTTGAAACACTTTCTAAAATTGCAGATCGTTTTTCCGTGACAACTGACTACTTGCTTGGAAAAAATGGCACGCCAAAATGGGCAACCAAGAAAGATACCATTGACCTGAAGGATTTTCTTGAAGCAAATGAGGGTTCGATGACCTATGGGGGTGAAGATCTTACTGAAGAAGAAAAACAACAAGTGCGTGTGGCAATGGCAACAATATTCTGGAAACGCCACAAGCATGATTAGGAGTTGTACTTATGGATAGAGTAAAAGATATCGTTAAAACTATTGTCAATCGTTATCACACAGCGGACCCGTTTTTAATTGCGGAAAAGCTTAACATACAAGTGGAATGGTGTGATTTTGGGGCAATGCCTCTGGGTAAAAATGCTTATGACAACCAAGAGCCTATCATACTACTCAATAATTCTATTAAACACACTCCTACACAGTATTTCATACTCGGTCACGAACTAGGACACGTTATATTCCATGAGGGGCTGATTGGGTACTACACTTCCGTTAAACATGGACATTCTAAGTTTGAACGTGAAGCTGATGAATTTTCAGTTGGATTGATGGGAATGCTTTTTATTGAGGAAAATGGCCATATTCCCTATTCATACAGAGAACTGTCCTATCAATACGGGGTACCATTCGACGGAGATTAATATCAATTAATTTGGAGGAATTTTCATGTCACTAGGTGACTTATTCAGAATAAGCGAATTTAAAAATACTATTCAAAAATCAAAAGTGGAAATTGTTCAATTAGAGGAAACCATTGATAAGCTGAAAAAACAGAACAACATCAAGCTATCATTACAGCAAATGAAGCCTGAACAACTTGACCAACTCATTAATTCTAAACACAAAACACTTGATGAATTAGACAAACAGATTGATTTCGCTGACAAAAAGCGTATCAATGCACTATCTGAAATTGAGAAACAGTCTGACATGCTTAACGAAATAAAAGCCGACATTAGTGACCTTTCTCCTGATTTAGAAATGAGTTCATATGGTCTGTATCAACCGCAATATGACTTTTCTGATTCCTTAGGCTACAAGGACAGATTGCAAGAAATCCGTGATCAACAAAAAAATCTAATCAAAAATAAAGCTGCTTGTATTTTTAACAATCATTGGCAAGTCAACGGAAGCATAGCACAAGGAAGAAAGATGAATCGTAATAATATAAAGGCCATCCTTCGTAGCTTTAATAACGAATGTACAGATGCTATCAACAAAGTATCATATTCAAATTTTGATCGCATCAAAACAAGGATCATTCGCTCATTCAATCAACACAATAAAATGTATGAAGTTGTTGAAATCAGCATGGTCAACAATTACTTACAGCTCAAATTGAAAGAACTTCATCTAGCTTTTGAGTACCGACAAAAAGTTCAAGAAGAAAAAGATAAGCTTCGTGAACAGCGAGCACGGGAAAAAGAAGAAAAAGCTTTGCAACGGGAAATTAAAGCTCAACAAAAAATGCTTAATAAACAGATCGATCATTACTCAAAAGCAATTCAAGAACTTCAAGAAAGACAAACTGAAGATCCTCGCAACGAGGGATTAATAGCCGAAATTGAAAAATTAAAGCAAAAACTAACACAATATGAAGATAAAAAGGCAGCGGTGGATTATCGAGAAGAAAACGCAACCGCCGGATATGTTTATATCATCTCTAATGTTGGGTCGTTTGGTAAAAATGTCTTCAAAATTGGTGTAACCCGCCGCTTAGATCCAATGGATCGTATCAACGAGCTCGGAAGTGCTTCGGTTCCATTTAAATTTGACGTACATGCATTAATATTTAGCGAAAACGCATACCAATTAGAATCTGAACTACACCAGCGTTTTTCACAAAAGCGTGTCAATATGGTGAACAACCGTAAAGAGTATTTTCACATTTCTATAAACGAAATTGAAGATGAATTAAAAAAATACAGCAATTTGACTGTGGATTTCAAAGAAGCTCCTGAGGCCGAAGAGTATCGAGAGAGTTTGGCTATTAGCACAGAAGCAAAGCAATAATGTTATTGAAATTGGAATTGGGGAATAAATTATATTGGAGGAAACATTAATGAAAAAATACAGTGTTTTATTACTAGCTGGAATAACCGCATTGTCGCTCACCGCATGTGGAAATAATAATAGTTCTAAAACTAATTCCGTTAATAGCTCCAAGGCAGAAAAAGTTTCATCAACAAAATCGACTGATCCGTCAAATGACAAATGGACGTTTAAAGATAATGTTTTCTCAGCCGGAATTGAAACTTATAAATTTACGAAATCGGAAATCCGTGATGGCAGCGAAGACGGAACTAAAATTTTAGTTCTCTATTGTGACGTTACTAACAACTCTAAAAAGGAACAGGATCCTTCAAATATCTATACTGTAGTAAATGCTTATCAAAAAACAGATACAGCAAACAAACAACTCTTGCCCGGCACACCCAAATATGACGATAACGGTAATAATCCAATACAAAAATACGAAGATGGCCTAAATGATAAATTGTTGCCAGGAAAAACAACGCAGGCGGCGGTTATGTTCAAGTTAGAGAACAAAAATGATGTAACGGTCAAATTCAATAACGCCAATTTCCAAACTATTGGGACAAAAACATATTCTGTAAATTAAAATATTGGCTTGATTCTAACCATAATAAACCATGTAAAGACTGGAGAATTTGTTATGAAAAAGATGAGTATTGGTTTTGTAGCCATTATAGCTATAATTTTCACACTGGCTGGTTGTGGAAACAAAAAGCCTGATTATACTGCTTCAACAGCAGAATCAGCATTAAATGCTAATAAAGATATTGAGGGAAAAACCGTTCAATTCAAGGTCAATAAAGTTGTTCCAAATAGCGCATTTGGTTATAACCTTGAAACTGGCAAGCACTTGAATTTCGTAAGTTCTGAAAATGCCAAGGTGAATAAAGGTGAAACAGTTACGGTAAAAGTTAAGAAGGCTAGCTCATCTGTGGGTTCTTGGGTTATATCATACACAAATCTCAAAAAAGATTAACTAAAAATAGCTATAACAACCTATAGGCCAGATAGGAAGTCGATAAAAGCTAGGGGTCGGGACTACTTATAGTTCGGGGAATTATTGTTACTGGGGAATAACATATTTTGGAGGGATTACTTTGGATATATTTTTTACATTTATGTTTCTTGTATCTTTAATTGCGTTAGCTTACTTTTCAATTCGTGGGGGGATTCATCATTTCACAAAAACAGGTGTTAATCGTCCATACAAAAAATACACCTTAATCTCAGTAGGACTAACAATCCTATTCTTAGCATTAACGGCTTGGGCCGCTCCTTCTGGCACAGCAAGATCGAGTGCATCACAGTCAGATACAGTCTCAAGTAGCAAGGCGAAGAAAAGTTCAGCAAAAGATGCATCGAAAAGAAAGGCTAGTATCAGTAAAGCTAACTCTATTAAAGAGAAGGATTCATCTGAAAGCGCCCTATCAAGCAGCAAAGAAGAATCTGCAAGTATTGCTGCCTCCAAGTCTGAATCCAAAGAGAATTCAGAGAGTATGGCTAGTTCTGAATCCGAAGCAAGCAAAAAGCAGTCTGAGGCAGAAAGCTCTTCAATAGCTAAAGCCAGTTCAGAATCATTAGCTGCTAGCACATCATCCGCTAAAAAAGCGAGCGAAACAAGTACTACAGACAATGCTTCTTATACACAAAACGGTGATTGGACTACTGCTGCTTCTGGCATGGTTTTTGTTTCAGACTCCAATAAGTACTACACCAGCGTTAAGAATCCAGGTAATTACCAATATATGACCCAGAGTGCTGCTGATAATTCCGGCGCCAAGCCAGCACCACGGGGCAATCAATACGCAAGACCATAACAAGTCCAAGTCCTCGTTGGGGCTTTCACGCGAGCGTAGTTCAACGGTAGAACAGTTATTTACACGCTTCTCACAAGTCTCACATCCTATATTTATGCAGGTTCGACTCCTGCCGCTCGCATTAACATAAAAAAATACATTCTCCCTCACCACGAAAGAGAATGTACCTCAAGGGGCATGTACGAAACATGCTTAGAAATATTATAGATCTTAAAATCGTATTTGCAAGTTTTTTTGCGAGCGTAGTTCAACGGTAGAATGGTTCCTTTAATTCAAATATAGCCTACCTTCCAATGCAGGTTCGACTCCTGCCGCTCGCATTAATAAAATGAAAGAAGGAAATACCATGGGCAGAGAAATTTCAAAGTATGAATTAATTGAGCTTGTCACTAATGGTTTAACAGCTTTTGTAGAAGCAGAGGCTATTCTTCATTTAACGAAAGACACATATTCGGAACAAGAATACATCCGTATGCTTCAGGCAATGAAGCAAGATTTATCTATTCGTTTAGAACAAAAATAATTGTAGTTAATCAAGTGCCAATTTGATTTCAAATTGGCCATTTGCGAGCGTAGTTCAACGGTAGAACAGTGCTCCTTTAAGTTGCTGACTAGATACTAACAGATGCAGGTTCGACTCCTGCCGCTCGCATAGAGGTTCTTAACTCAATCAAACACAGGAGAATCACCAATGTTCAATTCTTTAACTTATTTTTTAAAAAGCCTGTCCTCTATTAAGTGGAGCACTGAGCTATTATTTGTGACAATTATATCAGTATTAGTTGCATATTTTCTCTATAAAAAGCTTCATCACTAATTGATTACAAACGTGGGTGTAGTTCAACGGCAGAACGGCAACTTCTTATGGGATACCCTTCCTTTATTTCTTATTGCCATGCGGGTTCAACTCCTGCCACTCACATTGACCAGTCAGGATGTCATTAAAAGCTAGAATATATTTTCAGGAGGATATTTAATTGATTCAAGAATTCAAAGAATTTATCTCACGTGGTAATGTAATGGATTTAGCAGTCGGCGTTATTATTGGGGCTGCATTTACTGCTATCGTTAAATCATTGGTTAATAATTTAATAAATCCACTAATAGGTGTTTTTTTAGGACAAATTGATTTCTCTAGCCTTGTTTTAAAAGTTGGCAATGCTACTTTTAAATACGGTTCCTTTATTAATTCTGTCATTAATTTTTTGATTATTGCATTTGTGGTATTTTTACTAGTCAAAATGATTAATAAAATTATGCCTAAAAAAGAGGATGTCAAAGCCGATCCTATTCCAACAGCTGAGGAAAAATATCTTTCAGAAATTGTATCATTATTAAAGCAACAGAAAAGATAATTGCAGTAAGAAATCAGGTGCCATTTATGAAAAAATCAGAAGATTTATCTACTAAAGATTGGAAACAAGCACAGTCTGCCGTCTTCAAAGAGTACGAAGATTTTATTAAAAGAGTTCAAGAAAATGGTGTAGACTATGCTATTCAGCATGCAAGACGTTTAGTAAATTACCAAAAATTAGTTACCGAATGGCAACATAAAATAAATATTTTAATGGACGATCTATCTAATAACCACGTCGCTTTAAGTGTTTTTAAAGACTTAGAAGAAGGAAAAGAAAGTCATGTTTTGAGTAGAGCTTACGAGATTATGAAGAAGTGGCCAGAGTTCAACCCAGAACCATTAACCATTTGGATAGAGCTCATCGAAGACTCAGATGATGAATAATAAAACTAAATGTCAAAGGAAGAATTCCAAATGAAGATTATCAACGTCGCATTGCATGTTAAACCAGAGCTCAAAAAAGAATATGAAGATTTCATTCATGAACTTGTTATTAATTCAGCACAAGAAGCTGGTAATGAATTCTATGGACATTTCAAAAAGTTAGACAGTGATAATGATTACGAAATTATCGAACACTGGAAAGATCAAGAAGCCGTGGATTTCCATAATGACACCTCTCATTTCCAGAAATTTTTAGCACACGTCAGTGACTATCTAACTTCAGAACCAGAAATTGCCAGAATGGATTATTAGCTTTCTCGCTTTGCAAATAAGTGAAAAAACAGCACTTATTTGCAAAGCTTCCGGACCTTTAGCTCAGCTGGTTAGAGCAGACGGCTCATAACCGTCCGGTCGTTGGTTCGAGCCCAACAAGGTCCATTTCACGCGAGTGTAGTTCAACGGTAGAACAGTACTCCTATGAATTGCTAACTAGATATTTTCAGATGTAGGTTCGACTCCTGCCGCTCGCATTGTAACAAATAACCCATACTACCGCTTACTTTAGTACGTACATCGCGTGGGCGTAATTCAATGGTAGAATAACGATTTCAGCCCTTCTCTCTCGTTTGAAATTGTTATGTAGGTTCAATCCCTGCCACCCACTTTTAAAAGAAAGAAGGTAAGATTATGGATAAAGATATGTCGAAATATGAACTCATAGATAACATTACTAATGACTTAACCTCTTTTATTAATCTGTATGCTTTCGTTTATCTTACAAAAGATAGCTACTCAAGGAAAGAATGTGGCCGCATAATCCAAGGAATGGAAAGAGATATGGTTGATCGTCTTAAGCAAAAATAATTGTAGGTACATTCTAATTAACTGTTGAGCCGACCAAAACCCATTGTTGGCTCTTATGCGAGTGTAGTTTAGTGGTAAAACGACAGCCTTCCAAGCTGTAGTCGCGGGTCCGATTCCCGTCACTCGCTTTAAACAATTATATATTTATTAAAAGCCTGCATATTTTTAATCTATACAAAGTTAAACTTAAAAGTAAGTACATTGCGACATCAAATTTACAATTATTACTATACTTTGGGAGGAAAAAATGAATCCTGACAAATTAACTGACACTGAGGTTAGCCAACTTATCAAACAAATTAAAGAGTTTTTAAACCATCCAACTTTCAGCATACCCACTATAGGAAGATACAGATGTGAGGAAAGTTTGTCTGACAAACTAAACGGTATTACTTACAGTTTACACATTTACCGGGGAAATTTAGAATCAAAATATAGTATGCATATTAGATTTATTTCGAACAATGTACATTTAGTGCGACTTTGCATTCACGGATCTATTCATCATAATTTCGATGGAAGAGTTGGTGGGAATCACCTTCATGTCTATAAACTCCATGACGGAACACCAATTGATTATGCTTATCCTCTAGATCAAACGCCATTTGATAAAAGTGACGATTTAGCAAAATCTATGGATAATTTCTTCAAATACGTTAGTATTAAAATAAAGTAATTCGAATAACCCATTCATGAAGGAGGTGTTAGGTGATGCTTTCTGGTAAAACACTAAGTGAACAATATTATAAATGGATTCGAGAAAATACTTCTTTTAAAGAAATTGGTTCCAAAATAATTCGTATTGACGAACCCTTTTTAGATAATGACTCCGATGAAATAACAATGTATGTCATACAGAATAATGACAATAGTATCACTTTGACAGACGATGGCTGGACTATAGACAATTTAGAGGGAAAAGGTGTTTCAATAACTAGATCAACAAAACGGAAAAAAATATTAAACCAGCAGATTAAAGCATATGGTGTTAGTTACAATGAAGACGAACTTTATATAACAACCACTTTAGATAAGTTTCCAGAAAGTAAGCACAGACTTTTGCAGGCTATCCTGTTTGTGAATGATATGTTTATGCTTGCACCCAAAAATGTTAACAATATCTTCCTCGAAGATGTTTCTGCTTTTTTCTCGGCACATAGAATCAGAACCAGCAAAAATATGGCTTATATTGGCGCCAGTGGTCTAACACATAAATATGATTTTTCAATTCCAGGAATCGATAATATTCCTATGAAACTCATAAAGACTTTGGCATCGCCAAATAATCCAATGTTTGCAAAATCTATTTTAGCTGACGTAGAACAAACAAAACCAGTTTTAGAGGACCAGGGAGATTTTTACGTTTTTCTTAATGACTATAATGCAAATAAAGATAGCACAGTATCCGTCAATCCTGATATTATGAGATTATTTAAGGGTAATGGCATTAAACCCGTTTTATATTCGGAACGAGAAAATTATGTAGAAGAACTCAGTCGATAGTTGTATTCATAAATTATCAATCATTGAACTCTCTACATTATCGCTTATACCCCTTTGTCGGGGTATATATTTTGAGTTAAAAAGAACATACGTTCGGCAATAATAACCCATTGTTATTTCCAGTTGGGAGGAATAAAACATGTCAGTAACCAAACTTAATAATGGTAAATGGCAAGCCCGTGTCTCTTATAAGGATGATGACGGTAATTATAAGTCTGTTACCCATTTAGAAAAGCGCAAAACTGACGCTGTTGAGTGGGAAACTAAAACTAAAAATGCTCTGCTGGAAGGTGCTGACTTATCACGTAGCACTGAGAGTCTAAAGCACTACTTTCTTGATTGGATCAGAATTTACAAAACTGACGGCGTATCGCGTCATACCCACGAGCTATATATTGGCAACTGGCGCCACGTCTCTGCCTATTTTAAGGATAGGCCTATGAGCGCAATTAAACGTCCAGATTACCAGAAGTTCCTGAATGAATTTGGCCGCAGTCATGGAATTGCCACATCTCACAAGCTTCATCAACAAGTACACACTGCAATCAAGGACGCCGTAGCTGATGGTATTCTAAAACGAGACTTTGCTTACAAGGCACACGTCACTGGACGCCCTCCTAAGCCCGTAGAGGAAAAGTATTTGAGGCTGTCCGATTATAAGAAACTGCGTAAATACCTCATTAAAACGGCTGATTATGATCACATGACTATGCTGATGATGCTGTTTCAATTAGAAACTGGAACCAGGTTCGAGGAAGCTGCTGGCCTAACGTGGGATAATTTAGATTTGAATAATGGAATAGTTCACATCAAACAGCAATGGGACGCCCGTAGACAGACTTTTAGTCCAACTAAGGGAAATGGACAGGCCGATGGAGATATAACCATAGGACCCGCCTACTGTCGTTTTATGAGGAGCTATCGTAGCACGCAGAAAGATTATTTAGAATTGCACGAAATGAAGAATCCTAAGAACCTCGTATTTTGGTCTAAACTAGGAAAAATCGTGGGCAATGGGAATGCAAACGAAGAGCTAGGACGTATTTGTAACCGTCTAAAGATCAATAAAGTTACAACACACGCCATGAGGCATACACACGCTTCGATTCTTATCCTAAATCATGAGTCCCTTCCCTATGTTCAACATCGCCTTCGACATCAAAAACTAGAAACGACCGTTAACACCTACGTCCATCTTATTGAAGAAGAAAACGGCGTGTCAGATAAGAAGGCTACCGAGCTAATGGATGAAGGATTTTAGAAAATGATAATTTTGTGATTGCTGTAGTCCTTGTGCCGCAAGGGATTACAAAATCATTTGTTAATTTTTCTTCCAAAAACTGCTATATTTTGGCTACTTTTTTCGTTTTTGGAAGAATCGTGGAAGAACATATCGTGTTTGAGTGGTTTTCGAGTGTAAAACAAAAGCACCAAAACGCCTTTATATCAGCGTTTTGGTGCTTTGTCGTTTCTCTATATTTGTCAACTTATCACCCGCACGGGGATCGAACCCGTAACTCCGCCTTGAGAGGGCGACGTCTTAACCAATTTGACCAGCGGGCACAAATTCATTTATTATCTTACCGAATGATAAGCGGCTTGTCAAATATAATTAAGATTTTTGCCACCTAAAAATCGTCACAACAACTAAACCAACGAATAAGAGCAAACAGTAGGCCACACTACACCAAAAAACGAAAGTCAATAATTGGGGTAACAAAAAGCTGCGCATAACTGCTAATCCGATGGCCGTGACCGCCCATACGATCAATTGTTGTCGCAGATGATCGAATAAATGATCTAATTCTGACTTCGACATACACTCACCTTCCATTTAACTAGTTTAGCCACCAACTGATACGATATTCAAGCAAAAATGCAAAAAATAGACACAAAGTTTCAGCAAAGTCTTGACAGTATTTGCTGGAAAAGTTACTATTAAATAGTTGTTATTGGGTATTCGCCAAATTGGTAAGGCAGCGGACTCTGAATCCGTAATTTACTGGTTCGAGCCCAGTATACCCAATATTCGTTATCAGCTGTTATCATTGGTTGTCAAAAACACCGTGATTGCAGCTTTTTTATTACTTTAGTTTATCATTAATTGTCATCTCTTTTCACTAAAAGTCAGCCAAAAGGACAGCCAAAAATATAACAAAAAAGCCACTGTTTCCAGTGACTTAATACTTGCGCGGGGTAGTGACTGTTAGCCAACTTTGGTTAGCAGTTTTTTTCGTTAGGCCATTAGTCTAACGCTTATTATCAAGGCAATGACTGCAATAGTAATGTGTATCACAAAAATAACCTTTCTTATAGTTTTAGGTTCATGATAATCAAACGGCCACTGAATAAAGTCAAATACTGACAGAATCATAAAGTTAAACGCTAATAAATTTAGCCCATAAACAGTCACCGGCATAGACAAGCTGAAAGCCATGCGGCCATATTGTAATATGCTACACGTTATCAAATATGCCGGAATAATCAACAATGTAATATTTACAGTAACTTCGAAAAACCATTTTTTAATGAAATAACTCATTTACAAGGACACTCCAGTAAATATTTAACTGCACATTATTAATTATACAGTAAAATTGTTGAAGCTGGGCTATAGTAGCATTCAAACCGTTAGATCACTGTAAAATTTTGCAAAAGCGTGTAATGCTTCATTCTTCATATAATTAAACTTGCTAACACTAACCGATAATTGGTTACAAGCTTCATTGCGGGTGAAATGCTTCTCAATAACGTAATCATGTAAAATAAATTGATATTGTGGATCATCAATTGCATTTAGGGCGTCTTCGACTTCTTTTAGCTGGTAAGACAGGTCAACATGGTTTATCAGGCGGCTTTCAGCGCCGTTTCGGCTGCTATGGCTTGACACTCCATCGAATGAGGGGCTGGAAACTTGATTAAAAGCCGTCAAATCACGTTTTAGTTTGGCATATTGCTTTAATAAATTACGAATTTTCTTAATATCTTGACGCATCGGAATCACACTTTCTGATCCCAGATATATGTATAAAAAAGAGGCTCGGGGGAGAGCCTCTCACTATAGGATATGATAATCGCCGTTATTACGGGAAAGTAATATTAGGACAAATTACAACATTAATTTTAGTACCAATCATTTCATATGTCAAACCTAAGCTTCAATTTTTCCACGCAGTTGTTGAATCATACTGACAACTTGATACGGTGTCTTTGTCATATCAGTTACTCTGTTTTGATACCAGAATTGTGTCAGCAAGGACACCGCAAAATCGTACTGTTTGTAGACAGTCAGATCTTCATTCTTGCTAACAGCCGTCTGCACGTAGTCCTTGGCGGCGTCTAAATAACTTTGAATCATTGGATCATCTTCAGTCACATCAATTCGCAGGCTTAGTTTAATGTCGTCTACAGTCACTGCCAACTAATCACTTCCTCATAAGTTTAACTTTACTCTCATAAAATTATATGGTATAAATATAGAGTACTCATTGCCCGGTAGTTCAGCGGTAGAATAATTGACTGTTAATCAAGAGATCGCTGGTTCGATCCCAGCCCGGGCAGTCTCCAAAACACATATTTATCATAAAAGGCCGTGACCTTGAAGTCACGGCCTTTTTATTACCAAGTCATAGCATAATAGATTACCTCAAACACTTTAAAAGCAACATATGCGGCGAATACATACGTGATGATAATACCACTGTATGCAAGGATAAATGTGTTCTTCATGAAATCACTCCTAAAATTATAGCTGCACGTTCTATTAAAATATGATAAGCATTATCATCATACTATCACTTGTTGTTTGAAATTCCACTTACTTTGTCTTCCTATTTACCAGCAGTTGCAGTTCCTAACGCCACATTAATTACAGCGGTCTTGTCAATCACTTCATAATCATTCCGCACAATGACGGAAAGCCCTTGACTGAACTGGTCGAACTTGTCCCATTGGGCGGTTACTTGGTTACGCCGGAAGACAGCCACGGCTTGTGATAAGTCCCCCGCAATCATTGGGAACGTCCCGTCGGCGTTGTTGGCCAGTAACTTGTCACTAATCATGACGACTGGTGCCCCTAACAAGGTGAACCCACTGGGTGCCGTTGGGTTCGGCTGTAATAAGTAACGGCCTTCGGAATCCTTCAAGGTATCAAGGTAATTGAACCCGGATTGGTTCACTAGCCACATTTTGCTCAAGGCGGGATCTAACGTCACATTGAAAATCTTTTTAAGATCATCAATACTGGTTGCCGTTGCTTTAGTAAAGTTGCTACCAGTTAACAAGCTCATAATCTGCGTGTTGTCCGTGTTATCAACCAGTTGTTGCAATTGGGTTTTAACTTCGCTAACAATATCCACTTCGGCGTCTTCCACCACTTCATTAGATAAGGCAATCTTACCCGCCCGGGTCTTTACATCAAACGGCACTTCCGTAAACATATTCGCGTCAACATCGGCAATATCGGCTAATTCGTCCTTAGTAGCCAGTACCGCAGATTGTTGGCTGGTGGCAATTGGATAAGTACCGGAACCACTAGAAACTTGCTTAACCGTCGCATATTGGGCGAGGTTGTAATTGGATTGTTTTAATTGGAAAACGGGGGTAATCAGTTCTTTAGGAATAACCGCACTGGCACCGTCAGTCTTTAAACCGTCCCGAGTTTCCCCGTGTGTCCGCACATATTGTTCAAAGGCGGGAATACCGGTTTTGCTTTCGTTACCATTGTCATTGCTGTTAGGATCAATAATTGTTTGTTTTGCCATGTTGTCAGGCTCCTTTTCTTGGTTAATAAATTTTTCATAGCTACGGGTATCAACTTGCACATTTGTATCGTCATAAGCGGGAACAGCTACCACCGACACGTCGAACAAACTCTTAACTTGATTAATGGTGCGCGTGATATTACCACCATCATCTTTAGTCCATTCGTCGGTGTCGTCGTCACTATCAAAGCCAAATGAACAGGAATCAACATTCCCACTCTGAACTTCTTCGTAGACGTCATTAGCAAACGACGTATTCGGCAACTGCGCGGTGAAATGTAGCCCCTTGTCGTCCGTTTCTAGCGTTAACGTGCCCGCCTTGGCACTGGCTAACACTTGAGTGTAGTCGTGGTTATTAAGCATAAGAACGTTTGATAAATCGACACCATCAAGGGCTTGGGGGGTAACAACCTCAGTGAAGCCACCTAAGTCTTTGCTTGGTGAGTTCCATACAATTGCATAACCACTAATTGTTTTGCCCTTAGATGTCTGTGAGTCTTTAGGTTGCGGGTCTGCTGAATTTTCAGCTGGCCCGTCTTCGGGTGTTTCTGACTGTGGCGTTTGTGCTCGCAACTCGGCGTCAATCGTTAACCGTCGATCTTGTTTCATGAATTATCCACTCCATTCTTTTGTAAGTTTAAGAAAATATTGCCATCGTCAGTTGGTGGCAAGCCAATCTTGGCCCGCGCTTCATTGCGGCTCATAATACCGCCCGTATAACCGGCCACGGCTTGGGCTTGCTGAGTTTGCGGGTCAAGGCTCAATAACTTGTCCGTGTTAAACGTAAAGTCATGACCAAGCTTGAACGATAGCTCGCTGGTAAAGCTATCAAAGTAATGTTGTAATGTGCCTTGCAGATATTGCACACCACTTTGTTCTTGGTTAGAATGATCGTTTTCAACCCCTAAGCGCTCCGGTGGTAAACCAAAAGCCTTAGCAATTTGTCGGGTCGTCCAGTCATTCGAGTTGACCAGCTTTAACACATCGGTATTTAAGGATAAGTTGCTAATATCCATGGTGTCATCAGTCACAATCGTGTTGATCGCGTTGTCACCCGTATTGGCTTCATCAAACTGTGCCCGAATATTGTCCTTGGCTTCCGGCCCTAAATCAGATTGATGAACTTTAATAACCGTAGTGCCATGCACGCCAGCAGTAAAAAAGCCGGTTAGCAATTTATTGCCGGCCGACTGAATCTGACGCTCATCTTTGAGGGCATATAGTGGACTAATTCCAGATACACCATCTTTGGTGAAATATTTAAAGTGCAAAATGTTGTTAGGCGCAATCTGACGACTGTTACCACTAATCGGGGTATAGGTGTAGGTTAACGCGCCGCTCACATCGTCTTGCTCAACTGTCATTTGGTTATTTTGCACAAATTTAAGTGTGTGATTAGGCAAAATCTCCGCAAAACTATTGCCATTGAGTAACAGGTTGGCCGCCAACGCATATTTGAAATGGTAGCCGTCCATCTGGCTATTAGGGGTCTGATTAATCATGGTATTAAATATCGCTGTATCACATGTAATCGGATTGCTGGCAATATCACTTGCAATAATGTTAATCGCCGCGTAAATGTCACTATTACGCAACACCGCCGCACTCACGAACGTATATGGGTCGTTACTTGATAAACTAACCAAGGCGTCGGCCACCGGATCATGCGTGCCACTGGTGGTACTGCTTTTAACGAAAAAACTCATTTAATCACCTCTTTGCTTTTCATAATTAATTAGCAACGCTAACAGAATCATTGCCGTACCAGCCAGCATTAACCCCGCTTGCCAACTGATCCAGCAACCAAAACCAATTACTAAGCAGATTAGGCCAATCACCAACAAGATCGTTTGTACATAATCAGAACAGATCTGCCGCAGTCGCTGTTTTGTAGTAATCTTCTGCATGTTGTTGATCCTCACTTTCTTGGTAATAGTCCATACCAGCTACAAACGCGTTAATCAACGCCGCAATTGGGTCAATTCGGTTACTGTTGCGGGCCTTATCCAGTTGCCAGCCATTGTTTAATACTTTCAAGATGACGTTATTGACCGCATAAGCGAGAATCTTGTTACCGTTATGTTTAATCTTGTTATCGTAAAGCTGATCACGAAAATTACGGGTTGGGATATTCAAAGTCTTGGTACCTTGCCGCACTTCAAACAGTGGGTAGCTTAATTTCTCGAATTTTGTAATTAACGTTTGCGCGTTATACGGGTCATAAGCGACGGCTTTCACTTTCCAGTTGTATTTCCCGACCAGTTTTTGTACAAAGTCAAATAGATCGTCATAATCAATAATGCCGCTTTCTAATCGGGTAATACTACACTCACCCGCCCGCTCCATGCTCCGGTAATCAATGCCATCGCGCTTAATCTTAGAATCGAGTCCATACTTCGTTCCGATGAACGAATGACTATCACAATAAAACTGACCGTTGCCAATTGGAACGAGCCAACTAACCGCGGTCAAGTCATTACTTTTTGATAAATCAATGCCAATATAGGCGTCACGATTATGTAAGTCGGGCACCTTTGCCAATTTACCAGCGGCCCAATCGTCTGCTGAAATATAGCTGTCCTCACTGGCTTGCAACCACATATTGAAATTCTTAACCAGTACCGGGATTAGGTTGTTTTGCTTAATGGCAAGGTCAACGTCGGCCTGAATCTTTTCCGTCATGCGTTGTTTAGCGTGTGGTTCACTGAATAACGGGTTGGCCTTAATCCAATTGGCTTGATCGTAAACTTCTTCGCGGTCGTCAAGTTCCCATATTGCCACAAAATAACGGTCAGCTTTGGTTTTCCCCTTTAAAACGTCCGTCAGCATGTCATATTCGGCGTGCATTGGAACGTTAAGGTTAAGACCCGAGGTGGAAATCACCGCCAGCAGGGAGTTATCTTCTTGTGCTTGGCCAGACTTTAAAACGTTGTACACTTTGCGGTCTTTAGCTTCGTGCCATTCATCTAAAATAACGGTCGTCCCGGCATAACCATCAAGCGTACTGGTATCACTGGCAAGGGCCAAGGCTTGTGAATCAGTTTCTAAGTCAGTAATGGCTTGCTTTTGAACCTTAACCCGTTGCCGCATGTACTTCGATTGCTTACGGACTTGCCGTAAACCACTTGAAAGCATGTCATAGCCTAATTTAGCTTGTTTAAGGGCGTTGCTGACAAATAATACTTGTCGGTTGCGGGCGGGCTGACGTTCTCTTAAAAGGCCATTAGCGGCCATACCAGAAGCCAGATAGGTTTTACCATTCTTCCGGGCCATACTAATAAACGCACGATCATAACGGCGGTTACCAGTAGTTTTTTCACGCCAGCCATACAGTTCACTAATGATCCATTCTTGAAATGGTTGCATGGTGAGTTGGCTACCGTCAGTCTTAGGCATCAATTCGATAAACTTAACCGCCTGTGCCGCTTTGTCTTCGTCATAGTAGAACGGGAAGCTGTCGTCCTTAGAACGGCTTAAATCGCGTTTAAATCGCTCACACGCCCATTTGATTTTTTGACCAGCCAATACTTGACCCGATAACACTTGGTCAACATATTCAATCATGACAACATCGCCTCAAAAGTATCTTCGGGTGTCTCATCTTTCTGTTTATTCAATTCCATGCGGGCCCGGCTCGATAGCGACATGCCTAAATCATTGGCTAAGGCTTTTAAATCTTTCATCGCTTGTGACTGCAAGGCTACGTAGGGGTTCGGCTTACGTACACCAGTCTCTTGATTAGTTTGTACCAGTCCGTTCTTACGAATATCATTCTCGCAAGTCTGTACCGTTGCATAAGCGCGGCAATAACTGGCTAACATTGCCCGGTCAAGTTCACTAATTGGGGTATTGGCCTTTAAATAAGGCGCTACCCGTTGCCATTCAGTCAAGGCACGATCATGTAACCAATCTGGCGGGGTTAAATCAAGCACCGGATAATCAAATAACGCTTTTTCAGCGTCTTTACGTTGATCACGCTCATCATTGGTTAAATGTTTCTTCATACTGGCTAAGGCTTTTACTTTTTGGCTCATTCGGAGCACTCCTTTCGTTTAAATTTACGTACCAAAAAGCCCCCACGGGTTAGACCCGTAGCGGCTGATTGATACATATATCCAGAACTCGTTTATTATACCTATATTATCGCACATATTTCTAAAAAGTGCAATTAATAACATGTTTATATTTACACGTTACCCCCTGACTAGCTATTTGTTTAAATTTCGCATTATTAGTAGGGATATTTCACAATCCAGCAAAATTAGCAAAAAATCAAAGCTCAAAAGGGACTTTTATAAATACAAAAGTATGCTGTCCGCTCCTTTCGGGTCGACCATAGCCCCCCATATCAACGTTTCTGGGCTGTCATGCTATTTTGAATTAGTCTCGTGGCCGAAAATTCAGCTGCCAACTTGAATTGCAAGTCGAAAATTTCGACTCACTAACTCACCCGAAAATTCAGGGCAGTATTCCGCACTTGTGAAGAAACATCTTTGCTGTCCAACTCAGCCGAATTGTTCACTCGGCCGAAAACTCGTCGCAGTCCATTGCCAATTTTGGCAACGTAGACGCAAAATGCGGGTTGGTTAACTCGGTCGAAAACTCCGCTCAGTAGCTCGGCTGAAAGTTCAGCGCAGTATTGCGCAGTTCTACTACCTAAGTTAAACTTAGCCAGTCTGATTCATTCAGCGGAAAACTCCGCTCTACTAAAAAGCGCCGCGCCTTTCAGCACGACACTTCATTGGTTATTTAGTTTGTTGCTCCCGCTGTTCTCTAGCTAGTCTAGTCTTCCGGTTATGATGTCGGTAACACAATGGTTGCAAGTTGCTTTCATCTAAGCGACGTGACCAATCGTCTTTGATTTCAATGACGTGGTCGACCACATCGGCTTTACGGATCACACCATCTTGGTAGCACTGTACACATACCGGATTGCTTTCAAGGAACCGCCGGGACAACTTGCGCCATGCTGACGACTTGTAGAACTGTTGATACTTGCTCTCGTCAGAATTGTACATGCGTTTATGATACCGCCATTTGTTAGTAGACTTGCGATGCTTCTCGCAGTAGCGTGTGTCATAGGCAACTAGCGTCCGACAACCCGGGTGCTCACATTGCTTCATTGGCTTAGCCATGACCGTTGACCTGAGTTAGTGTGACCACGTCATAAGCATTCAATTCGCTATCAATGCTGACACCAGCAACCTTATACTCAACACCATCTAGCAACGCTCGTAGTGCTGTGGTAATACGTTCATCATGGCGCACCGCAATTAGCTGGTTAGTTGTCGCAGTTGTACCAGTAAGGCTGATGGTATTACTGACTGTCAAGGTGTACTCACCACACCAGACTGTAAATAAGGGATCAAATTGTTCTTTAGTTGTGCCGTTTATTGGGTTCTGAACAGACTTGACGGTGCCAAACTGTACCCGCTTATTTAGTCGGTTTAGATTATAATTCTTCATTATCATCACCAGTCCTATAAACCAATGCTTCACAATAAATCACTTTTGAATCGCTAACCTTAATAAAATCAAATTCTACATCTAACAGTTCGTCATCAATATCTTGTGCTTTGTCGACTTCCGAAACTTGCGCAAATAACTCCTCCATATTGTCAGCATGTACCATCTTAATTTTCATTAGTTAGTCTCCTTTTCTAAATCAAACACCACCGGTTGCCAATGCAATCTTTTATATGGACGTTTACTTTCAACCAGTGGCATATTTAAGTACCCACCGTCAACCATGTACGTCAGAATCGACGTAGCGTGCATTTTCACTTCTGGCCGTTTTATTACTGATACAATTGCTTCTGTGGCTTCTCGCTTCCAAAGGGCCCAGAATACTACACCTTTGCGGTCAGCAGATCGGACATCTTTATCGCCATGATAGTCATAGCCTATACTTTCAAAAAGATGTTCGATTTCTAAAAAACTAGTTTCATTATGACTTGCAATATACTCATAAATTGCTTGTTCAATTTTTTCAGTAGTCATACTATGATTTCCTTTCACAATTAACGAACGCGCTGGGATTCTGTCTCTACTATGTCTACCCCTGATTATCAAAATGCCGCTATGTTAACGTTCTTTGGGGTAGACATAGAATTGCCCCCCGTCCGGTGTTTAAAAGTAACATACATATTACCCTTTGATTTTGTTTCCTCATATTCGATCCCAACCTGTTTTAAGATTGGCTGATCACGTCGTAAGCGTTCCGCCACTTTGTTAGTTTTAGGAATGGCCCCATGATTTTCGTATGGATCGTATGAATCTAATTTTTTCAACTCGGAAACCAATTCTGACTTTTTACCACGCCATTGTTTCTTACCATCCAAAAGTTCTAATATGCCACTTACAAATGGATTGGTGTCAGCCGAATCGATTGCCGCTTGATGACGGTTCTTAACGTAAATATCCCCAAAGTATCTTGGTGTTGCGCCTAACTCTCTGTGTGCATTCTCAACAAATCGGCACCAATCAACCATGCGGCCACCTGTAAAATTTGATTGACCCGCATATTTCAAACTATCAACGACTGCATTCAGTAAGGCACCTAAAATCAAGCTATGGTTTTCCGTAAACCACCGATATATTTCTTCTTCCGTTCGCCGTTTTTTCGGTGCTTCTATTTCTAGAATAATTGACCGGTCTAATAAATCTTGCCGCTTAGCTAAATCGTCAATGCCATTGATAATGATTGAACGACCTAACTTAACCAATACCTCGTCACTATCAGTGTATAAAGCACGTTTACTGTAACTTTGATTAGTCGCCATCGTACATAACATATCACTGATTTCTGCTGTGATTGTTCCCGCTGAAAAATTATCATAAACTAAGGTATGTTGATGGATCGCGTCAATTGCTAAACTATCAACTGTCAATTTGGGACGTGAGATGGAGTGTTTTTGCTTTGCAGGATCAACAACCCCACGAATTAAACGACTAGCCGTAGTCTTACCAGCACCAGCAATACCTTGAATAACTAATATTGGTCGTGAACTATTGACTAAGAAACTACCCATTAGCCAACCAGTGATCAAGTCCAAACTGTTATCACTCTTAAAATTGAGATACGATCCAAGTTCTAACAAATTTTGATTGCCACCGTGATGATTAGGAATTGGTAACGCCGCCATATCATTAGTACGGTAAAACCAAACCGGGCTATCTTTAGTAATTTGCCAGCCATCTTTAGTAACCTCAACCACCTGCCATTGGTCATTGCATAGATCTAAATAATATTTACCTTGATTGATACCAACCCGCATAACAACATTCTGTTGTTGACCATGAACCCGCGAATACGTTGCCAAGTATTCATTAACTGAATCATAGGTTAACTTTGGTAACACATTCTGGGTCTTTTCATCATATAACTGGAATAAATAGTCATGAAATTGTAACGAATCAAGCGCATATACTTCATGATGATCCTTAATTGAAACCCGGGCAAACGCCCTAAACTCTTCGTTGTAACCAAACTCAATTGGTTGCTCGAAAACTAAATTTTTCAGCTCCGTTGCGGTGCTCTTTTTGGTGTCATTTTCGTTATTTAAAGCCTTCTCGGCCTGTTTCGCCAGTTGCTTATCTTCTTCCGGTAGCTCTTTAGGCTTTCCCACTAATGACGCCCCCTCTGACTTGCACGTTTTAGAATTGAATGAAAGATAGTATTTACTTCTCGATCAGGTAGTGCCGTATCAACAAACGAATCATTGATCACTGACAGCATGTTATAGACTGTCTTGGGATCAGCACCGACGCCAAACATACGACCGGCAATTTTAGTTAACCAAGCATTGCGATTGCCTTGGGTTGTCCCGGTTACCATTTCATCTAACAAGCGACCAGTATACTTCTTTTGACGTGTGGCATAGGCGCTTTCTGACGTCCAGTTCACTTTTTGGCCCGCCAACTTATCGACTAGCCATTGAGGAGCCGGCTTAATATCAGCCAATGTTCGGCCATCTAAAGGTTTATATTGTTTACCATTAATTTCACTTGGTGCAATCACCGTGAAGTCACTTAACAAGTCAATCCCGGGCCAAACGTCAATTTTGCGAACCTTAGCCCCCGCGTATTTCAAAAAGTAATGCACACCGCCGTTAGCCGTCCGTTCAATGTAGGTATCATTCGGCAATGTCTGACCTTGTTTGAATAATCGTGCCAAACTTGTCCGACCGTTTTTAGTTGGCTCGTGCATATCAATGTCAACCACCAATAAATGTGACAAATCTAGACACAAGCCTAAGTTGTAAGTTGGGTGCTTTTTGAACCATGCAAGGATAGTATTCTGGTCACTAGTTGCGGCTTGGTAGCCGGCCACCCCTTTAGGTGGCTTCTTCATATTCTCAATTAGTGGGTAAACCGCATAGCCTTGTTGGGCCAGCTCAATGGCTTTATCAAGCGTTGCGAACTCTTTCATTTTTCAACACCGCCAAACACATTAAGATCATCAATATCTGTATAGTGATTTTCTGCATATTGTTTTATGACAGTGATTAGTCCACTCAATTTTTCAGAATAATCTATATTGTTATTAACAAAGTATTCATAGACAAAATCATCTAAAGCATCTATTGAAGTTACGAGTGATCCAGCCTCAAACGCTAGTTCATTTAAATCTTTAGTTTTCTTCATTACAAATTCCCTTCATATAACCGTGTTAACGTGTTAGAATAAGGGAAAGCATATTTTGATGGATTTCTTTTCGACCTACTGCCGTCCAAAGCAAAGTAGGCCTTTTTTGTATGCTCTCCCATGCGACTGACCTCACACTCCAAAATACCGACGCGGGTTCTTGATTAACTTAACCACCACGTTGCCAATAAACGACACAATCATAAATTTGATTGCCCATAAGATTGTTGTTGCTATCATGAAATCACCTCCCAAAATTTGTCTACCCCCGCACGGTGAAGTTAAATCTTATTGGTTTCCATAAATTTGTCAGCGTCTTGCTTATCAATACGTTTAGTGCCATTGATTATAATTACATGTAACCCTTGCTGAATATACTTTTTTAAAGTATTACGAGATTTAACATTTAAATATTGGCACGCTTGGCCTAAATTCATATATTTTGGAAAATCATTCATAAATTTCACTTCCTCACTAAAAAAATCTAAGAATATTAGATAACAAAAACATGATATATCTAATATTCTTAGATGTCAATATCTATTTTTCTTAGATATTTGTTGCCATTTACTCTAAATTACATGTAAAATGTATTCAGAGGTGATAAATTATGCCAACAAATAGATTAAAAGCTTTGAGAGAAAGTCACCACTATACTTTGGATCAAATGGCACAAAAAACAGGTATAAAAAGAGGAACTATTAACAACTATGAAAATGGGAAAACAGAACCAAAACTTGAGACTTGGAAAAAACTAGCTAATTTTTTTAACGTCTCGGTCAGCTATTTGCAAGGAATTGAGCCAAGCTATAAAAAAATGAGTGATAGTGATTTTAAAGAATTTCAAAATTTCGAAAAAAATCATACTGATTACGAAACTACTAATTACCTAAGACTCAAGAGTCTGTACTCACTAGATATTAATGAAAATGCCGGTTGGGAATATGAAAAGCATTTAACTGACCAGCAAATAGATAGTATGCTATCCGCGATTAGTGATGTATTCAATAGCAGGCTAGCTTATCTTGGAAATGAATCCAAACCAGATCCTAACATTGAAAAGTTCTTTTCAACTTTCAATAATTTATTAAATGAACTTTACTCTGCAGCTTTAAACGTTCATATGCCTGGCTATGACGATTCAAAACATGGAATTGATTTTAAAAAATTAGAATCTATAATTTCTCCTACTGTTTCAAAATTAAGAGAGGTTAACAAAAAAATGAATGCAGAAGAAGAAAAACAAGATGAGGAATATTTTAAGAAGCATGGTACTTATCCTAAGCACTAGACATAGCCATAAACAATTTAAATGACCACTACATAACACTGCCCCCGCACGGTACGTTATGGAGGAAATTATAAATGGCAACAATCAAGAAGTATCAGGACAAGGACGGGAATACCCGCTATCAGTTTCAAGTTTATTTAGGCGTTGATCCACTAACGGGAAAAAAGAAAAATACCCGACGCCGCGGATTCAAGACAAAAAAAGAAGCCCAGATTGTATTATCAAGACTCGAACTTGATATTTACAATCATGGGCTACCAACTAAAAACGATAATACAATTTTTAAAGATATTTACCAGCTGTGGTTCACACAATATAAACAAACAGTTAAGGAAAGCACTTGGGTAACGACTCAACGGCTGTTCCGGCTTCATATTTTACCAATATTTAGTGATTACCGGATCACTAAAATATCCATTAAGGATTGTCAAAAAGCCATTAACCAGTGGTTTAATGCTGGCTTAGTAAAGTATCATACTCTAATGAATTACGTTGCCAAGGTGCTTGATTATGCCATCAACATTGACTTGATCAGTGAGAATCCAGCCAAGCGCATTATTGTACCAGTAAATAGAAATGATCGTTCACGCAAAAATTTAGAGAATTATTTTGATAAGGCTGAATTACAACACTTCTTTGAGTGCCTGAATGATGATGACAATACACCGCAAGCCAGTGTGTTCTTCCGTTTAGCGGCTTTTACTGGTATGAGAAAGTCCGAAATGCTTTGCTTAGAATGGTCTGACATTGATTTTAGCAATCACACTATACGGGTTAATAAAACACAATCCCGTGGTGATGGTGCCCGTCTGCTAGTACAAGCGCCTAAGACAGCGCGTAGCAATCGGACAGTGTATTTAGATCCCACTACGATCAAAATATTGCAACACTGGCAAGTTGACCAAAAAGAATGGCTACTACGTTTCGGCTTTAACATCAACCAAGGTAACCACTATGTGTTTGCTAATGAAAATAACGAGATGTTTCAACCATCTAAGCCACGTAAATGGCTTGAGCATACTCTAACTAAATATGACTTGAAGCATGTTACGGTTCACGCATTCCGCCACACTTATGCGACGCTTGCATTTGAAGCCCATGCTTCCATCAAGTCAGTACAAGACCAGTTAGGACATTCAAGCTATCGCACAACTTTAGATATTTACACCGCAGTTACTGCCAAGCAAAAAAATGAGGCCACCGAAAAACTGGCTAATTACCTTAATTTTTAATATTTAGACTGCTAAATTTGACGCATTTTACCAAGTGGACCACGTTGGGCCACCATATGGACCACGTCAAGGGGTCTTTAAAGCGTTGATATATCAACGTTTGGACCACCGGGCCACGTGGACCACGTTAAAAAAAACATTTCCAGTTCTAGCAGGAAATAGGATTAATTTAATGGTAGTCAGCCAAAAGGACAGCCAACTCAATTTCTTAATGGCCTGAACGCCTTATAATAGCTGGTATACAAGCATTTTGGATGATATGGGGGTCGTTCCCAGTATACCCAATCAGAAGTACGGATAAAGCCACGCAGGTAAGATCAAATTTACCTGCGTGGCTTTTTATGAATTGTCACACCCTTGCCAGTGCAATTTTATCTTTTTTCACTCAAAACGGTTTACGGACTTGATTAGGGGTTTATAATAGATAGTGTAGACTGTCTGTGAAGCCTTGTAAAATTGTCACTATTTTAAATTCAATCCAAAGGAGATAATGTTGTTGGTATACAAAGATGTTTTTGGTATCGATCACAATGATTGTCACATTGTTCAGACGCGGCACGAGTTTAACCGGATCTTCATTATCGAAAATGAAGTTGGCTCTCGCTTTACTTGCATCAAAGATGATGCCCCACTCGAAAAGAAGATGTCTGGGCACTGGAAGTATGCAAAAGCTAGCGACGCCCCTAAGAACTATGCCGTTCCTTATAAGGCCCAGAAAAACTAAACAACCGTTGAAAAGAGGATTACGATGCGGCGCTATCAACCGTTAACCAAATCAAATGGCCGGGTCCCCCACTCGCTCAATCATAACACCAACCCCTACTATGGTCAGCATGGTGCTGATTGGGTCAAAGACACGAATGCTTCGCTATTTAATGCCCAACATGAGCATCTCCAATCAAAGAGCCATGTTGAGCGACGCGTGCGGCACAACGTCCGTCAAGTGTTGTGGGTGGTCGTGGCGATTCTTGCCATGTTACTTGGTGGTTTTATCTTGTTCTCATTAGCGATCAATATTTAACACTAAAAAGAGTCATTCAGCTTATACAAGTTGAATGACTCTTTTTTACTAGCCTTTAATTTCCTTGGTATCCACTAAAACTTTGCTGACCATCCGAAGCTCATCAGTTAATTCAGAGGTTCGAATCCGGCCAAATTCGTCGAGGAACTTGCCAAGGCGTTCTTCGTTAACTTTTTCAATGACCCGTGCTAACTTCTCACCTTTGGCGGTTAACGTTAGATAACGGTACCGACGATCATAAGGATCGATGTTCAACACAATCAAGTCATTGTTGATCAAGTAGGTCAGTTTCCTTGAAATCGCTGAAGAAGAGACGTGGCGGTCAGCGGCTAGCTCTTTCACCGTAATCCGGTGATCAGTGCTATGGTCAAGATAGTAGAGAATCAAGAACTGTTCGAACGACACGTCCGCATCAGTCACCATCGTTTGAATAATCTCGCGAAGATGGCTTTCAAGCCATGACATGCCCACTAAGACTTTTTCGAACAATTCCGCATCGTCGTACTTGGCCTTCTTAGTATTAGTCTTCATCATTATTTAAAACCCCATTCATGCGTCACGTTCAAGGCATCATCAACAACCCCGTGATTACGCACGGACTTCTGCAGCTGGCATAACGGTGATTTCAAGATCACGTGTCATTTGTTTCTCAATCGCAGTCTGAACATCACGATCCGTTACAACTAAGCTCGACAACTTACTCTTTCCGTTGATAATATCTTGGACGTGTTGATTATCCAAATCATCAGCAGAGACGATTGGTAAGAGATGGAAATTATCATTCGTTGCTTGTAAGCATTGGTCGAACAATGGGGCGTTAACTCCCATAACCAACACACTGTTTTGTTGTTGTAAGACTGATGCCAACCACCAGTTCAATAATTGTGCTTCAGAATGGAAGACATTCGTGATGGCTTCTTCCTTGTTCACTAATTGAATTGATAATTCGTGGTTACTACCATATTGCTTGACCATTGCTAAAGAGTGGTCTGGACGATAGAAGTTTTCTAGTGTCACTTGTGAGTTATTCGTCCGGTCAAGGTACTGAGTGACTGACAAGAACCCGGCAGCATCGTACACATCCCGACGAGTTGCTAATGACCCATTGAAGTAAGTCATGTACCAAATGGCACCATTCTTACGGTACTTCAATGTCATAATTGGGTTACCGCCGTCATCGGCAATTGACACAATCTGCTTATCAGCATTGCGCTTATATTGCCATGCAGAATTATCAGGTAATTCTGGTTTAGTCTTCGCAACGGCACCCGGTACCTTTGCCTGAATCGTGTAGTACATGTTGTACAAGCCAGTTCGTTTATCAACTAAGCCAGCTGATTGGTAACTGTTCCAAATTTCTGGCAAGCTGTCATTATAGTTAACCGTAATAACATTAGCTTTATCCTTAACTTCACTCTTCAATAAGCCCATGATCATTTCCATCGAAGCCTTTTCATCACCAGACAATGATTGAATCAGATCGGTGCTGAACAAGAAGTACTTTGCAGACTGGTCAAATTCGACGGGCGATACTAAGTGAGTCGTCCCGTAATCCGATTTTAACTTGGCATCAATGCTTTCAATCTTTTGTTGGAGCCCCTTAACAATCGTGGCATTTTGATCATAATCATGTTGTAATCGATTGATTTTCTGATTAATCAAGTTGAGTGAACGTTCTTGTTCGTCTTGAGCACTCTTCTTCTTACGATCATAAGCAACTAACGCATCTTGAGCGGTATGTAAGTCTTTTTCCGCACTCGTAATCGCGTGTTCCTTCCGCGAACGTTCACGGGTTTCAGTCTGTTCACGCTTCTGGAGTTTCACGAGTTCACTGTTGATTGCGTCACTCTTTTGATACAGATCCTGTGCTTGCTTCTCCTGTTGCTTCATCAACACGAATAACTTCTTAAGATCCTGTTCGCCCTGAATTGCTTTACGCATATCAGCTTCATTTTGCTTCAAATCAGCTAATGATTGTTCAGACTGCGTAATCTTCTTTTCCAACGATTTGATGGTTTGATCGCTCTTAGCAAGAGCTTTCTTAGCATCATCATAACGTTTTTGAGCAGCATTGATGGTCTTGACCATTCCCTGCCGTTCGCTATCGTTCGTGTTAACGACTTTGTCCTGTTTAGACAGAGTAACCTTAGCGTCCTTTAACTGTTGTTCTAAGTTTAACTGTTCGGCAACTAAAGTTTCATACTGTTGCTTTTCGTGCTTACGATCCTGAACTAATTGGACCTTAAGCTCCCCACGTAAAGTTTGGTATTGCTTGTTTAAGTCAGCCATTTCGCGTTCAATGGCCACACTGTTTTTGGCTGCTGTTTGGGTAGCACGCCGTTGGTTGACCCGGTTTTGGCCCTTAACTGGGGCACTAGTTGAAGCAGTCACGCTGCTACTAGTTGGCCGGACACCAGCAGATGACCGCACATTGGGGGTCGTACTACTTTGAGTCGCCTTTGGTTTTGGCTTTTGAGCAGCAACGGTTGAAGTCGCCGTTGCACGCTCAGAATGATTACGGTAATCCTCATTCTTATCTCTGCGCTTTTTATTGAACATCTTCATAATGCAACTCCTCCATAAACTTGATTGTTTGCTCAAAGAGTAGAAAGGTCATCGCTGACCTTTCTATCCGTTCAGCAAATAATCAAGCTATTCTAATTATTATGCTTCATGCTTCCGACGAGAAACGCCAAAGTATAGCGCTGAACCCATCAATAAGGTTGAAAGACCCAAGACAGCCAAGGCAGTCCCGTTTTCGTCTTCATCCGTTTGTGGTAACGTCTTTGCGTCTGAAGTCGTCGTCTTAGTCGTAACTACTGGCTTCAATGAGGCTGATGCAGGAACAACCCCACTAGTCCCATTGTTAGTAGTAGCCGTCGTCGTTGGCGTTACTTCATCATCAGAAACCGTGGTTGCTGGTGCCGTTGAAGTCGTCGTTGATGAACCGTTGTTTGATGAACCATTACCATTATCAACAGTATCGTCACTTGGCGTCGTAACAGGAGCAGTTGTAGTTGTACCAGTACCGCCACCGTTGACGTTGTCACCAGTGCCAGGTGCAGTCGTAGGTGCGGTTGTCGTCGTGCCACCACCGTTATTACCATTGTCACCGGTACCAGGTGCGGTGGTAGGTGCAGTCGTTGAGCCGCCGTTATCATTCTTAGCATAAGTTAAGGTGATCGTCGCGTCATCAGCCACCGTACCACTCAAAGCACCATCAGCTGACTTGTAAGTGTAACCATCGATTGAAGGTGTTGCGACCGTGTAAGTGTCCCCAACTTTGTAAGTTGTGGTCGTCGCACTCTTGATCGTATTACCATCTGCGTCAACATAGTTAACTGTGATCGTCTTAGTTTGTTCAGTTGGAGTAGTGCCACCGTTCTTCGTGTAAACAAGGGTAACTGTGTTACCGTTGTAGGCAATCGTTCCGGCAATGGCATCACCAGTGGCATGGTCATAAGTGTAACCAGCAATTTCTGGTTGACCAACCGTGTAAGCTTGACCAACGATATATTCAGTTACGTTGGATGCTTTGATAGTGTTACCATCAGCATCAACATAATTAATCGTCAAGTTAGCTTTGTTTTCAACTGGTGTCGTTGAATCCTTGGTGTAAGTTAAGGTAATCGTCTTATTACCATCAACCGTACCAGTCAAAGCGGCATCAGCTGACTTGTAAGTGTAACCATCGATCGTTGGCGTTTCAACCGTATAAGTTGAGCCGTTATCCAAAGTTTGGGTCGTAGCGGCCTTGATCGTGTTACCATCAGCATCAACGTAGTTTACCGTAACCGTTGATTGTTCAACTGG